GCGCATCGAGATGACCTCGGACGGGCCGGTGTAGATGAGCGCGGTGGAACCGAGCAGTGGATTGGGGCCGGCGTCGAAGGTGATGGCGGCGCCGGTCGGGGCCGCGCCTTCGATCGTGACGACGCGCGCGAGTTGGAAGCCGTTGGCGTCGATCGGGCCGAAGCCGTCGGTGGCCGCGATGTGGGCGACGGAGATCGTGACGGTCGGCTGGTTGGCGCCGCCGTCGGCGGTCGCCGTGATGGCGAGGGTGTTGAAGTCGTCGGCGAGCGCGAAGTAGTAGTCGCTGTACCCGGCGATGTCGGACGCGCCGACGAAGACGGGAGCGACCGAGGCGCCGTCGATCTTGAACCCCGAGAGGACCGCGGTGCCGCCGGTGGCAGACACCTTGGCGGAGACGCGGAGGTACGGCAGGTCGCCCAGCGTGGTGGCCGCGGTCCGGGTCAGGGTCACTGACCTGGGGTCGGAGTACGACGGGCTCGCGGTCGCTGCGACGTCGACGTGGCCGCCAGACGCGCTGAGAGTCGGCACGGCGGTCGTCGAGGTCGCGGTCGATGTCGACTCGTTGGCGGTTCCGGTCCAGGCGTAGATCCAGTCGATCGTGTCGGCGGTGTCGCCGTCGAAGTAGCCGTTCTCGCGGCCGATGTAGACGCGGTCGACGCCGAAGGAGTGGCCGTACTGCTGCTTGGTCGAGGTGTGCTGCAGGAACGGGAAGATCTGCATCTGGGCGGCGCCGGCCGGAGCGACTCGGGTGGTGGCGAAGTCCTGCCAGGCGTCGACCAGCGTCCAGGTCGTGACCTCGTCGCTCCCGATCTGTACCCCCGTCGAGGTGTAGAAGCGGGTCAGGACGCCGCCGATGGTGCTGGGCTCGGGCAGGAAACTGACCGGGCTGTTCTGCGACAGCAGCACGTGGTACGTCTTCCCGCCCTCGATGCCGGAGGTGATCAGGGGGCTGTTGACGTAGACCCGTGACCCGATCGGGATCTCGTTCGGGCTGCCGGTGGCACCACTGACGTACATGGATGCGGATCCGAGACGAGCGCCGCCCGTGACGCGGCTGGCCGACCAGACACCGGGCCGAGGGACCGAGCCCAAGGCCCAGCCGGACAGGCTGGTCTCGAACGAGGTGTTGGTCATCAGGTTGGTCCGCGTTGTCGGACCGAACCCCTGGTACGTCCGCGACCAGCCGGCGGCCGTGTCGCAGGTGTCGATGTCGACGACCGTCGCCGTGGTGGGCGCCGCCGGCACCTCGATCGGCTCGGGGTCACGCACCCACGTCTTGGTGGTGAACTCGAGCTCGAAGACCCGCTGCCGGGTGTGCTTCTCGCGGTAGTCCCACCCGCCGCCGACGTCGTACTTGCGGACGAACTTCACCGCGACGACATCGAAGGCGCCGGTCCAGGCCCCGACCATCGGCGGGGTCCACAGCAGCGCAGGCTTCTCGTCGGCGTAGACCAGGTCGAAGAGCGCGTTCTGCGCCTGTGCCATGGCCTGACCGTCGGGTGCGGTGATCCGGATAGCGACGGTGAAGGTACGACGCTCCCAGCCGGTGACGACCGCCTCGCCTCCGTCGACGATCAGGGAGCTCTCGATGAACTCGATGATCGGGACGGCGTTGCCGAACTCGGTGGTGGCGAGCGTGGTGCACTGCCACGGGACGTCGGGGTCGACCACCGTGCACAGCGCGAACGACCCCCAGAGGAGCTCGGGCGGCTGGTCGAGCATCACCGTCATCTGGTCACCTCCCGAGCGAGCCCATGTGCCCGCGGTTCTTGCTCTTCGACGCCTTGCCGGCGCCCCTCTTCTGCGAGTCGCGCGTCGCGCCCTGCTCGGCGGCGTTCGACTTCGTGCTCCGGTCGATCGCGTCCTCGATGCGGTCCAGACGCCGGTTCGCGCCCTTCAGCTCCTTGGTCTGCGCGGCGAGCTCGGCGCCGTACCGGGCGTCGCCGACCATCCCGGAGACGTCGTTGAGCCGCTGCTGCTGGACTCCGTACAGCGACTGGAACTCGCGCAAGGTGTTGTCGTCGAGCCCGGCGTACGCCTGCGCAGTGGCTAGGTCGCCGTCGCCGAGGATCGCCGCCAAGGCGTCACCCGACAGGACCTTCTTGAGCCGGCCGGACGCGGCGTCGAACTGGTTGATCTCGGCGATGTTCGCGCGCAGCTGGGCGAGCGGGTCGCCGGCCGTGTCGCTCCACACCGAGCCCTGGCCGGGCTTCCAGATCCCCTTGTCGAGACCGGACCGTGTGCCCGACACGAGGCTGTCGCGGCGCGAGACCAGGTCGTCGCGCTGCTGCCGCTCGGCCTCAACCGACTTCTCGGACAGCTTGAGCTGGTGGCGCAGCTGCTTGAGGCTGAGCCCGACCAGCTTGGCTTCCTGCGCAGCGGGCGACGTGACCGAGGTCGTCGAGATCGGGACCAGCATGCTGGCGCCGCCCGGGGTGCCCACGGTGCCACCGTTGGCGTACGACGGGATCCGACCAGCGGCGCGGTCGGCACGGAACCGGTCGGCCTCGCCGTTGCGGTTGGTGATGACCTCTTCGCCTGGGGCGGCGTAGATGAAGACCTTGTCGCCATACGGGTAGCGCGGCCCGGGCACCGTCATGCCATCGGCGCCCTCGCCGCCGAACAGCCCCTTGATGCCACCGGGCGTGCCGACCTTCCCCTTCTTCGGGCCCTTCGAGGTCTGCACGACCACGTGCTGCACAATCGGGTTGCCGGCGATCTCGGCGCGCAGCTGGGCCATCGCCGACTTCGCGCGTGCGACGGCGTCGCCGACCTCAGCCTTGATGATGATCGTCATCGGCTTGTCGAGCTGGGCGGCGAGCTCGCGCGCCCGCTGCTTGCCGACACCCATCGCGTTCGCCGCGTCCAGGAACGCGCCGCGGACCTCGCGGTAGCGACGCTCGATCGACTTCGCCGACGCGCCGTTCTCCTCCATCTTGGCCTTGGTGTCGGCCCAGGACGCGGCGAGGTCGGAGAGTGCCTGCCGGTTCTCTCGGCCGCCCTCCGTGCTGGCGTCGATGCCGCGCTTGCCCTTCGCGGCGGCCTCGGCGACGGCATCCAGCGAGGCGCCGAGCTTGGTCTGGGCGTCGAACGCGCCCCACGCAGCAGTGGAGGCCTGCCGGGTGCTGACCGCCAGGTCGAGCAGTTCGGTGTTCGCGAAGCCCGCGTTGTTGCCGGTCTGGATCAGCGCGTCGGAGAACCCGGCTTCGGCCAGGGCTGCGCGCTGGGCCGCTTCGACCTGTCCCTCGAGCACGGACTGGCGGGCTGCGAGGTCTCCCGCGGTGTCGGAGAAGTCACCGAACCCGATGTTCGCGAATGCGTCCTGGATGCCGAGCTTGCTGGACCGGGCGAAGTCGCCGAAGAAGTCGCCGACGCCGTCCCACTGGGAGAGGTCGTCGAGGCCGGCCAACTCGTTCTTGATCGCGGCGATCTCGGCGAGCATCTGGCCGGTGTCGCCCGACGCGAGCGCGGCGTTGAAGGTCTCGACTGACGAGCTGCCGGTGTCGATGGCCGCCGAGAGGTCCATGACCAGGCCGACCCCGCCGCCGATCGCCGCGCCCCACGGGCCGGCGATGGTGCCCATGAGGGCGAGGGACGCGGTGTTGGTGAGCCCGATCTTGTCGGCGGCCCCCGTGCTGGCGATGGCGAGTCCGCCGAGGACAGCGGCGCCCTTTCCCATTCCGACGAGGGCCCGCGACTGGCGGGCGGCGCCGAGGGCGGCGGAGGTGCCGAGGTAGCGCCAGTTGAGGCCCACGGTCTTGAGGTCTGCCCCGATGCTCTTGAGTCCGGCCGAGCCGGCGCGGCTGGCGCCCGCGATGCCGCCGGAAGCCAGCGCCCCGCTGATCGCGGTGGAGCCGGTCAGCTTGGTCTGCAGCGCCGCGGTGACCATGAGCGCCCGGTTGTAGAGCGACAGCGCTGCGACGCCGGCGAGGATCGGGGTGCCGAGGTCGCTGTCGGCCACCTTCGCCAGGAGCGTGGTGATCATCGTCAAGGTCTCGAGCACCGGGCCCGACAGTGGCGCGGCAGCCTGGACGATCTGGGTGAGCGCGTCGGCGACGGCGACGAAGAAGTCCCGGACCTTCGGGCCGGTCTTCTCCGCGTACGCGAGGAAGCCCTGGATCTGCTGCTGGCCCTTCGTCGAGGAGGACCAGCGGTCCAGCTCGTGGGCGACGTCGACGAGCCAGTCGATGAACTTGTCGTTCGTCGGGTCGAAGGCCATCCACAGCTCGGCGCCGGTGTGGGCGAGCGACCCGAGGAGCCGGGTCGCGTTGTCGATCGCGTCCGGGATCTCGTCGACGAGGAAGTCGAGGAACGGCTCCCACCGGTCGGTCGTGAGCGACGCGGCGCCACGCGCCACAGCATCGCCACCCGCGCGGCCCGCGCCAGCGAAGAGGCGCTCCATCAGCGGAGCCAGCCGCTCGAGGGAGTCGAGGCTCTCGGTCACGCCGGGGAAGAACTCCGAGGCGCCCGCGTCGCGGATCCCCTCGAGAACGGGGCGGAGCTCCTCGAACCGGGTGACGAACTCGCGGGCCTCCGGTGCGATGCGGGACATCAGCAGCTCGGCTTGGCGGATGTTCTCCACGGTCGGCTCGAGCCGGGCCTTCTCGACGGCCTCGAGTGCGTCGCCGACTCCCTGGGTAGCGCCGACCAGCGCCAGCGCGCCTACGGTTGCCGCGCCGAAGATCCCAGCGAGCCCGCCGAGGGCCGCGACGCCGCCGGCGCCGAACGGGATGAGACCGGGCCCGAGGGTGGCGAGCAGCTCGCCGAGGATCCGGAGCCGGCCGGAGTACCGGTCGATCGACGCCGAGCCGCGGACCGCGGCCACCGAGACCCGGTCGACCTCGGTGCCGAGCTGCCGCTGCGAGGGAACCGCCAGCTTCGTTGACGTGTTCAGCCTCGACGTCGACGTCACGAGACGGTCCATGTGCCGCGACGTGGTCTGCAGCTCGGCGTTCGCGCGCCGTCCCGAGACGCCGACGTCGTCGAGTGACCCGGCCAGGCCGGCCGCACTGCGCTGTGTGCTGACGAAGTCCTCACGCGCCCGAGCGGTCGAGGCGTGGACCCGGTCGAACGCCTTCTCCGTGGCGTCGCCCGCCCGGTTCATGTCCCGGATGTACCGGGCGACCATGGCTTCGAGACGGACGGTCACAGACCGGACGTTCGAGGGCATCGAGTCACCGTCCTCTCGAGGTCAGGGGCCGACGGGCGAGGCGTCGCTTCAGGTCGCGAACGCGCCGAGGTCGCGGAGCTCGGCGTCGGGGTTGAACACGGGCAACGGTCTGGCGCCGTAGTCGCGGTCGTGCTCGAGCACGTGGAACTCGACCGGCTGCACGGGCTCCTTGGAGCCTTCGTTCGCCGCGCGCTTCAACGCGGTGCAGGCGTGGCAGATGACCTTCTCCGCGATTCCGTACCACCCATCGTTGTCCGGGTGGTGCGCCAGCGCCTTGGGCTGCCCGCAGCCGCCCGGACACAGCGAGCTCTCGTAGAGCTGGAACGCCAGCATCAGGGCTCGGTCGGCCTCGGTCCAGGGCGACGCGGTGACGGTCCGGACGTGGTTGCCGTCCTCGTCGTAGATGGGGAATGACGTCGACGGTCGTCCGCGGAGCACCGACGGCGGCACCTGTAGCTGGCGGGCGAGAGCTAGCTCGTCGCGTGCCGCCTGGGCTTGAGGACGGCGGAGGACAGCTGCGAGAAAGGGATGGAGATCCCGCTCTCGGTGTTCAGCTTCCAGCAGGTCATGCCGAGCACGTAGAGCGTCGGGTTGCCGAACTTCGTCCGGAGCGCCTTCACCTTCGCGGCGGTCATCTCCGGGCGGATCGCAGACTTCGCGATCAGGTCATCCCACATCGCCGGCGGGTACGGCGCGCCGGCGTCGAGTGCCTTCTTCCAAGTCGCCTCGAACGCCAGCCAGTCCTCGGACGGCAGCTGCCGGAGCACGATCTTGCGGCCAGACTCGGCGTACTCGCGACGCTTGGCCTGGATCTCGAGCGCAACGACGCGGGCCGTACGCCCGCCCTGCGGAGCCGCGTCGCCCACCGAGGCCTCGCCGTCGGCATCGAGTACCGGCGCGCCGGTGCCGTCGGTGAGCCCCTGCAGTTCGAGCTCGAGCGCGTTGATCTCGGCCTCCAGCTCCGGCTTGGTGTAGAGGATCTCGGTCTTCTCGGAGAGGTGGGCCGGCGCGGCGAGCACGTCGTCGACGTCGAGGAACTCGTTGATGAAGGTGGCGTCGGCCTGGTCGTCGGCGGCCGGGGCGAGGGTGGGGTCGGTCATCTGGTGCTCCTGGTGTGAGGACGGGATGTGAGGACGGGGTGATGGTCGAGAGCGGGGTGGCGGGCGGTCCTCACGTCGCCCGCCACCCCGGATCGAGGCGGCCCTCTGGATCAGGGAGTGGCCGCGGCGGCCGCGATGTACGGCCAGGACTCCTGCACCTGGCCGGGCACCCGGGCCTTGATGTAGCCGCCGGTCTCGGACGGCGGCTGCGGGGTGTCGGTCAGCACCTCGGCGCCGTACCGGATCTCGTCGTCCTCGGCCCAGGGCTCGGCGGACTTCTTCGCGGTGATCCGCGAGTAGACCCACACGAGGGTGCCCTTCACCTTGAGCGCGGCGAACGTGGTGTCGGCGGTGACGTCGGCCTGGCCCGGGGTCGCGGTGGCGAAGTGCCGGAAGATGGTCGCGCCGAACTGGCCGTTGGAACGGCCGTAGGCCTGGGCGTTGGAGTCGGTGCAGACGGCGGGCTCGGAGAAGGTGTCCGAGTCGGTCGGTCCGAACTGCCAGTCCGAGGCGAGCACGGCGCACGAGGCGTCGATGCCTGCGTTGAGCTCGGTGACGGTCGGGTTGGCCGGATCGACCGGCTTGGTGGTCAGGACGGCGATCTTCTCGTGGCCGTCGGCGAGGCTGCGCATGCTCTACTCCTGGTTCTCCCCGGCGGCCGGGGTCTGGTCGGCCGGCGGGGCGCCGTCCGAGTCGGTGGTGTCGCCCTGGTCGTCGGCCGTGGTCTGACGCTGGCCGGCGACGGCGTCCTGGATCGCGGTGACGGCGTCGCCCTTGTTGGGCAGCCCGCTGGTGTCGATGCCGAGCGTCTGGGCGTGCTGGTCGAGCTGCTTGCGGCTCCAGTCCGTGCTGGGCTCGCCGGGCGGCGGCGTCTGGGCCTCGATGGCGCGGGCGCTGGGGGTCTTCTCGAAGTCGCGGCCGAGCACGGGGTGGTCGAGCCAGTGCTCGGGCACCCACTGCTTGTTGCCGGTGGACTTCGCGTAGACCTCGACGAATCCGTCGGTCATGACGGGGTCCTCCTCGGTGTCGTGGTGGCAGGGAAGATCACCCGGCGCGCGGATGCGTCGGGAGACGGGGAGAGGGCTGACGTCAGCTGGCGGTGACGGCGAGCCGGTACTGCAACGGGACCTCGAACCGCACCGGCTGCACGGCGTCGATGCGCCGGGGCGGGGGCGGCTCGTAGCCCAGGGGCGGCTCGAGGTGGCCGACCGCGACCCCGTTGATGACGGGCGACCAGCGGAACAGCCATGAGTGCACGCGGTCGACGAGCGCGAGCACGTCGTCGCGGAACCCCGCGACGCAGATCAGGTGGACGGGCCAGTCGAGCTCGACCATGGTCTGTGCGACGTCCGGTTCGACGACGGGGCGTCCGATCCCGCCGAAGGACACGACATAGGGCGCGACCCTGCCGGACGGGTCCGGCGTGCTGCTGCCGGGGATGGTGAGCAGCGGCGCCGGGTCGGGGATCTCCCCGTCGTACCGCTTGACGGCCGGCAGCCCGGGCAGCGCGTCGAGGCGGTCGTCGACCGCCTGGGTGAGCAGCAGCCGGCGGATCGCGGTGACCATCAGCCGAGGGTCCGGTCGGCGGCGGCGTTGAGGATGCCGCGCTCGGTCTTCGGCAGGTCGGCGTCGAAGGCGGGGCCGAGGTAGGGCTGCGGGCTGATGCCGGGGTGCATGACGTAGCCGCCGCGGCCGAACGCGTTGGGGATGACGTACGGGCCGGTGGTGCCCTGCTCGAGGTAGTCGCCGTACTCGACCTCGGGGCCGACCTCGAAGGAGAGGTGACCGAGGTCCGTGGTGATCGACGAGGCGAGGGTGCCGGTGTCGACCGGGGCGCCGGCCTGGGCGCGGCCCTGGACGCGGAACCCGCCGCGCCCGACCTCGCGGTCGACGGCGGGCTCGACGCGCTCGCCGGCGGTGCGGAGGTCGGCGGCGAGGTGGTGGACCTCGCTCAGGTCGATGCTGATCATGATCGTCACCGCCTCTCTGGGCTCAGTCGTTGAGGGTCGCGTACAGGTGGCGGGTGAAGCGGCGGTCGCCGTACTCGACCTCGACGACGGTCAGGTCACGGCCGACCAGCGCGGCGTCGGGAGAGGTGACGACGTGCACGACGTGGCCGACGACGATCCCGACCGTGGGCTGGGGCAGCCCGACCTGGTAGCGGGCGACCGCGACCTGCTCCTCGCCGACGACCGGCTGCGCACCGCCGTCGGACTCGCTGGCCGGGCGGATGGATGCCGCCCCGTCGTACGCCGGCGCAGCGGGCGTCGTGACGGTCTGACTGTCGGCCTCGCTCCACGAGCGGGTCGCACCGCGGGGGCCGATGGTGACCGTGGACTCATGGGTGCGGTTCAGCACGCCGGCCGCAGCGGTGGCCCAGCCCTCGGGGAAGACCTGCGTCCCGGGACGGCCGTGGCCAACGGGGCGGGGCATCAGCACGGCCCCCACGGGTAGGCCGTGCGCTCGGGGCGGCAGTCGCCGCCGTCGACGATGTTCACGACGTCGAAGAAGTAGCCGTCGTCGTCGGCGTCCTCGTCCTCGCGGGCCTGCTTCCGCAGCGAGTCGGCGTGCCGGCGCATGGCGTCGGCGAGCTTCGCACCATCGGTCTGCACCTGGTGGTCCTTGAGGACCTTGAGCGCGAGGGCCTCGTTGGTGGCCTGGGAGTCGATCGCCTGCGCGGCGGCCCGCTTCACACTGCTGCGCTCGAGGTCGAGGAACGCCTGGATCTGGTCGTCGGGGAAGACCTGGTTGGTCTCGTCGACGTCGTTGAGGAGGAGGCGGACCTTCCCGACGTCGGATCCGAAGTTGATCGCCATGGTCAGCCTCCTCGTGGTGATGCTGGGGTGGAACCGTGGGCGGCCCTGGCCCGGTTGCTCGGGCCGCCCACGGCGGGCACGGTCAGGACTGCTGCGAGCCGTCCGACGAGGTGCCGTACTTGGCGCGGAGGGCGTCGCGGCCGAGGGTGTTGCCGTCCTCGTCGACGAGGTCCTCCTCGGTGGCGCCCTTGGCCTTGGCGAAGGCGACCCAGGCGTCGGTGCCGGCGTTGCCGGCGGGCTCGGTCGGCCCGCCGTCTCCGCTGCTCTGGCTGCCGTCGCCGGAGTCGCCGGTCGCCGGCGTGCTCGAGCTGGAGCTGCCGGAGGACCGGGAGGCCTTCTTCTTGAACTTCGCCCCCAGCGGGAGCTGGTCCTCGCCCCAGTGCTTCGGGACGGGCGGGAGGTCGTTGCCGTCGGCGTCGACGACCTCGACGAAGTCCTTCTCGCGCAGGAACAGACGTCCGTTGTTGTCGCTCATGGTCACGCCCCCGTGTTGTCGGATCCGTAGGTGAGCACCGGGTCGCCGGTCGCCGCGCCGACGATGTGCCGGCCGCGGTACCAGATGGTGTCGTCGTCGAACGAGCCGGTGACGAGGACGTCTCCGCCGCCGATCGCCCGGCCGCCGTCGGCCTTCTGGCGGAAGTCCGGCGTCTCGTACCCGGTGAGGAACGCCTCCCAGAACGGGGCCCGGATGGTGGTGCCGGGCTTGGGCATCACGATCCACGACTGGCCGAGCTGCTTCTCGTTCACGACGAGCACCAGCTTGCCCTTGAGCGGGTTCGGCTGGCGGATGTAGCCGCCGTTGCCGTCGTCGACGAGCAACTCGGCGGCGTTGAGGATCTTCTCCGCCTCGAACTGCAGCGCCGGGCCGACGACCAGCTGCAGGGTGCCGGCCGGGATGATCGCGCCGGAGCGCGGGTCCCGCTTGGTCCGCAGGTTGGTGACGACCGTCTCCAGGTTGGCGCCGGTCAGCTTCAGGGTGCCGACGTTGGCGTTGCCGACGTTGAAGAACGCCGTGTTGAGCGCGCCGGTGTCGAGATCGATCAGCTGCCGCAGGCCGCGGTCGTCCTCGGTGTCGGACGCCATCTGCGGCATCTGGTTCGGCACCATCATCAGCTGGTCGAGGTCGTCGTTGACCTGGCCCTCGAAGGTGAAGCCCCAGAGCAGACCGGTCTTCTTCACGGAGATCGGGTACTCGCCGAGCGCCGGACCCTGGGCGTGCGGGTACGCGGTCCGCTCGGGGACGTCCTTGAAGACCTGGGCGCCGAGGTAGAGCTCGGAGAGGTACTTCGGCTTGAAGCTCTTGACCGTGGTCCGGGTCAGGAACTTCGGCCACTGCTTCTCGACGGCCTCGTAGTTCTGCATCATCTCGCGGTCGATGAGCATGCCCGAGGCGAACTGGGCGAGGTCGCTCGTGGTGAGCGCCTCCTGGAGCTCGAACCGCGCGCGGCGGCTGCCGTTGCGGGTGTGCTCGATGAGCTTGGCCATCGCGCCGGCTGCCTCGAGCAGCTCGGGGCGGCGGGTCAGCTGCGCGCGGTAGGCCGCGGGGGAGGTGCCGGTGGCGACCTCGGCCTCGACAGCCTCGACGATCTCGGAGAGCGTCATGGTCATGGTGGTCTCCTCTCAGACCGTCTTGAGGCGGATGTTGACGTTGCCCGCCCCGGCGCCCTTCGTGGCGCCGGTGGCGACGCCGCGCTGGATGACGGGGACGGTGTGGCCGAACAGGACGTTGCCGGCGGCCGTGGTCGTCAGCGCCCGGGTGGCGGTGACGATGTAGATCGGCGTGCCGGCCGCGGCGACGGCGTCAGGAACCGAGAGGCTCCAGGTGCCGTCGACCTCGACCGAGGCGTAGCCGTCCGGGTTGCCCGGGGCGCCGTACTGCTTGCCGCCGGCGAGCTCTGTGCGGTCGGTGGCGGCGACGCCGATGATGCCGCCGACGGCGACGGGGTCACCGGAGCGGACGCCCGCGGGGACGGGCAGAGAGACGGCCGGCTCGTTGCCGGCGAAGACGCGGTTCTTGGCCATGGCTCAGGCCCCCTTCTGGATGCCGAGGGCGGCGTCGATGGCGGCGAGCTTCTCGTCCGCGGACTCGACGGCCCCGATGGTGGTGCCGCCGAAGCCGCGCACGGAGCCGGCGCCGGCAGCCTTCTTCTTCTCGGCCACGTGGGTGTTCACCGTGGTGGTGAACGCGGCCTCGTCGAGCTCGCCGGACTCGGTGAGGGGGAGCGCGGCGACCAGGCCGGCCCGCTCGAGCGCGGTGAACTGGACGTCGGTGCCGGCGGCCTCGGTGATCAGCTCGCTGGCGCGGTCGGAGCGGGAACGGGCGGCGGCCGCCTCCTCCAGCTTGGTCTTGTCGGCCTTGAGGGTGGCGTTCTCGGACTCGAGAGCGTCCACCCGGCCGGCCTTCTCGACGAGGCTGGTGTGCTCGGCCTCCTCGATCTGGATCTTGCCCATGGTGTCCTCCTTGGACTCCTCGGTGGTGGTGCCGTCCGGCCGGGTGGCCGGGACGTAGGTGGTGACGACCCGCACCGCGGTGCGCTCGCCAGTCAGGGCGACGGACCCGTCGTCGCCGTGGGTGTAGTCCTGGGCGTAGGTGCCGTTCTCTTCGCCTTCGACGTCGAACCAGACCGTCGAGTCGTCGAAGTCGCGGACCCACACCCAGGTCTCGTCGCTGCCGTGCGCCGCCCGGGTGGCGGTGTAGAGGGCGTCGCGGGTGTCGTTGGCGGTCGCCTCGGCGACCCCGTGCGCGATCGCGCGTCGTACGACGGCAGCGGGGCCGGCGGCCTCGAGCGCCGCGGCGACGGTGTCGGCGGGGTCGGCCCAGATGTCGCGCTGGTACAGCTGGGGCGCGTTCTTCTCGAGGTTCCCGACGAACGCGGCCAGGGCGTCCCCGATCGCGGACGACAGCTGGATCCGCTCCTCGCGGGTCAGGCGGCCCTCGCCGGCCATGTCGTCGGCGAGCATCGTGAAGTCGCGGTGGATGCGGGACTCCACCCACTGGCCTACGTTGCGGGCCTCGGTGACGTCCCGGGCGGACTCGAGGACCTGGAGGACCTTCCCGCCGCGGCCCGCGCGGGTGACCCAGTCGACGGACTTGATGTGCGCCAGCGACTCGACGATGTTGCCGGAGCGGCCCTCGGCGACGCCGGGGCTCACCTCGGCGTCTCCGCGGATCGAGACTCCGATGTCGCCGGCGAGGTCGTCGATGAGCTCGCGGTACGGCGCGATGACGCGGACCTCGGCGACCACGGAGCCGATGTCGGCCCCGGCCTTGACGTCGGCGTCGGTCGCGATCCGGCCCTCGCTGGTGGTGATCGAGATCAGGTCCTTGATCGACCGGACCGGCCGCTCCTTGGACTCGGTCGCGGTGGGGTGGTCGGCGTACATGTGCAGGCCAGCGGGGAACAGGTCGTCGGCGACGGCCTGCTCGAGGACGTTGCTCGAGTAGTGGCCCGACGACCCCCAGCCGGGGGAGATGAGCTGGACGAGGCGGTTGCCCGTCGAGGCGGAGCCGGTGCCCGCTTCGAGGACGCGGGCGGTCTCCTGGACCGGCTTGGGCATGGCGGGACCTCCCGGTGGGTGGGGTGAGCGGAGTAGCGTGCGGCGGGTGACCCGCTCCGACAGTCCGGGCGGGCCGGTCGATCCAGCTGGCCCCGGACGTGACGACGCCCAGACGTGCGTCGGTGGAGGCGAGCACGCCTGGGCGGTGAGGGGGATCCACCTCTCGCTGGTGCGAGGTGCGGAGTTCGAGGAGCTCTGCAGCCAGGAGGGCTGCGAGACGGTGCGCTACCGCACCGACCGGCTGAGAGGGAAGCGGCCGCTCGGAGCGCGGCGGCTACGAGGCGAGTAGGTCAGATGTCGACGGGGGCGTCGTCGTCCCCGATGGTGACCGGCTCGGTCCAGCTGGTGATCTCGTCGAGCTGGGAGCGGGCTTCGTCCTCGGTCATACCGAGAGCGACCCACATCGCGATGCGGTCCTCGCTCGTCATCTCGGTCATGCCTTCTCCTGGATCAGCAGCCCCAGGCCCGCGAACAGGTCGTCGAACGCCTGGGCGATGGGCAGGAAGTCGTCGTGCTTCCAGTTGACAGGGTAGAAGGGATACCGGTCCGCTGGGTAGGCCACCCAGTCGGGCGGTACGTCGAGCTGCCGGATCCGGCGCTCGACCTTCACGACGAGCTGCGCGACGCCGGAGCGGGTGGTGATCCACTGGGCGTACGAGCGGGCGAACAGCTCGTGCGGCTTCATCAGGTACTCGAGGTCCCGGTCGGAGGGCGACCAGGTCTTGATCTCGCCGTTGGTCGAGAGGAACCGGATCCAGCCGCCCTGCGTCAGCTTGTCCCACCCGGCCATGTCGGCGAACGCCTGGTAGGCCTGCGATGCCTCGACGGCGTCCCACCACGGGCGGAGGATCTCGCCGGCCCCGACCGCGACGCGGCTACCGGACGTCGCGTTCGAGTCGCCGAGGCCGAACAGCAGGTCGTCGAGCGCGTGGCCGAGCTCGTGCACGGCGGTCTCGGGGCGGTCGGGGTGGTCTGCTGGCGGGCGGATCCACAGGTACGGCGGGTTCGAGGGGCCGGGCAGCTGGTGGTACGCGCCGAACGCTCCGGTCTGGGCCTGCATGTCCCGCGGCATCGTCTCGGCCTGCACCCGCCGCAGGTTCGCCGGCACCAGGTGCACTCGACCGATGGCCTTGCCGGCCAGCTCGACGGGCTCGCGGATCTCCTCGTCGACGATGTCGATCCGGTCGAGGAACGCGACGGGCGGCTCGGGGCCGTCGCCACCGGTGGCGGTGCTGTCGTCGCCGGCGGGCGGCTCGCCGTCGCCGGGCGTCGCGGGAACGATCGAGCGGCGCCAGCCCGGGTTCTCCTTCTCCCGAGCCCAGTCCTCGATGGGGAAGTCGCCAGCGGCCCAGGCGTCGTACCCTTTGCGGCCGAGGATCGCGCGCTGGTCGGCCTCGGGGAGCCGCTCGAAGTGATCCTTGGCCGACGGCAGCCAGGACAGGTCGACCGACCCGTCCTCTTCGCGGACGACCGGCATCCGGGAGCAGCGGCCCTGCTGGTGGTCGTCGGGGCCGTGGATGTCGAGGTCGAACACCTGGCCGTGCATCGCCAGGCAGGACCGGCAGGTCCGCGGTCCGAGGTGCGCGATCCACGCCCACCCGGCGAGGAGGTCGGCGTGCGCGTCCTGGGTGACGCGGGCGCCCTCGCGGTACGCGTCGACGGTCTCGGTCCGTGCGACGTTCAGCGCGCGGGAGCGGCCGAAGTTGTGGAGGTCCTCGGCCCGGTCGACCATCCGGGTCGCGGTGAGGCGCGGGTTGTCGCCGGCAGCCACGCCGCGGGTGAGTTCGCGCAGGATGGTCGCGTAGGTCTCGTCGGCGATCGGCTGGGCCAGCGAGGTGACTTGCTCCGTCGTACGCCGCACGATCGCCTGTAGCGCCGGCGAGGGCACCGTGCGGTCGGGGACGCCGCCGGTGAGGCGCTGGGCGGCGATTAGCTCGACGGTGCCGCGCTGCGCCTGGTCGAGCACGTCGGTCAGGTCGTTGGTGACGGTCACGCCGAGGCCGGTCGCGAGGTCGTCGAGGTGGTCGGCGATCGCTCCGAGCACGCGGGCGAACCGCTCGTACCGGACGACGGCGGAGGCGTTGACGCGGCCGACCTCGGTGAGGATCAGGGTCAGGGTGTCGAGCAGGTCGGCGGAGACCTCGGACCAGGCGGCGGCCCAGGCCTGCGTGATCGCGGTGTCCTGGGCGTTGGAGATCTCGGCGAGCGCTGCGGCAAGGGCGAGCTCGACGGCGTACGGGTTCGGCTGCTCGGGAGCGCCGGCGCTCATCGGTCAGCCTCGGTCGGCGCCGCCGAGGACGACGGTGGTGCGACTGCCGCACTCGTCGCACCAGGTGCTGCGCTCCATGTGCATCCGGTCCTTGTGCCGGATCACGTGCCACAGCAGCCAGCCCGACGGCAGCGCACAGCGCGTGCACCAGTGACCGGGCTCGCTGCCGACGCGCTCGACGACGACCCGGACGACCCGGGCCCGCTCGGTCGCCATGGTCAGGCCGCCTGCTTGCGCTGGTCCGCGATCGCGGCGGCCGCGCGGCGGATGCCGGGGTCGATGAAGTTGCCTTCGTCGTCGAGCATGTCCTTGACGACCTCGTCGACGTCCTGCTCGCCGAGCACGCGGAGCAGCTGCTTGACCACCCAGACGTCGGGCAGCTTCTCGGTGCTCGCCGCGGCGACGATGGCGTCGACCCAGGCCTTCGGGTCGAGGTCGTCGATCGGGGGAAAGGTGACCTCCACCGTGGGCTCGACGTCGCCGGCCAGCTCGATGCGGACTCGACCCGCGCCGTCGTCGGTGACGGTGCCCTGCAGCGGTCCCCGGGGCGCGCGGACGGCCTGCTCGATGACGTACGACGAGACGGTCTGGATGACCGACGCCCACAGCTCCTGCCGCATCCCCATCTCGAGGACCTCGGGCTTGTCGAGGGTCTCGGCCACCGCGCGGGCGCCGGTGACGCCGGGGTCGGCGAGCAGCTCGACGACGGACAGGCCGAGCGCCGCGGCGACGATCGCGGCGAGCGGTCGGCCGGACTCGCTGTCGATGGTGGCGCCGGTCTTCGGGATCGCTTCGAGGTTCACACCCGGGCCCATGCCGACCATCTGGCCGGCGTCCGAGGCTCCGCCGATCGACGGGACCCCGACGGGGAGCGCCGTGGCGCGGGCCCGGTCGGCGGCCTTCTGCGCCTTGGAGGCCCGGTCACCGGTGAGCCGCCAGGCGAACTTGGACAGCGCCTTCACCAGCCGGGCCCAGTCGGTGAGGAACCCCTCGTACGCGCGGGCCCACGGCAGGGCGGCGTACACGTCGGGCACGCCCCACTTCCAGCCGGCGGGCCGGTTGACCGCGACGTGCAGCACCGGCTGGTCCCACTCGACGGGGATGTCGTCGATGGTGGACGGCCGGACCGTCGGGCGGTAGCCGAGCGCGGGGTGGAACACGCGGCGGGTCTGCTTGCGGCGGCGCAGGGTGCCGGGCCGGTAGCCGGACTCGATGACGGTCTCGGTGTACTCGCGGAGGAAGAACCAGTCCTGCTCGCGGTCGTCGGGGTTGGTGAACTTGTCGATCACCTCACCAAACGGCAGCGTGCGGACCTGGACGCGGCCGTCGGTCGGGTCGGGGAAGAACGCGAGGAGCCAGTTGCCGTCGGTGGCGAGCGTGCGCTCGCACTGGACGTGCGCCTCGGCGGAGGTGAAGGCGCGCTTGTTGCCGGGGTCGTCGAGGAAGTCCTGGAGTACGGCGTTGACGTCCTGGCTGCCGTCGTCGTCGGAGGTGGCGAGGGCCTGCACGGTGACGCCCTGGCCCCAGACGTAGCCGGTGCGGATCTGCACGCCGCGCTTGATGAGCGGCGAGGCGATCGTCATCAGCTGGCAGTTGCGGGTGATCGCGGTCAGGCCTTGGCGGGAGAACTCCTGCTCGAGCACGAGGCCGGCGACGCGCCAGTCCTTGTCCTCGGCGGCGAGTTCGAGGCGGTCGAGGGACTCCTCGATGAGGAGCGCGTTCATGGACTCCGACGCGGCGAGCGCGGTGCGGAGGTCCTGGGACGTCTCGGTGACCGTGCTGGTGGGGGTGGTGTCGGGGTTGCTCATGTCGGTCACCTCCTCGGCACGGTGGTGCGGCTGGTCGGGGCGGTCAGGCGTACGGTGCGATCGGGGCGAGGTCCTCGTCGTCGAGGAAGTCCTCCTCGTCGAAGACGTCGCTGCCGTGGATCAGGGGCTGCAGGATCAGGCGGTTGAGCGCCTGGGAGAGAGAGTCGACGTCGTCGTCGTGGGCGGCCGTCGGGAACCCGGCGCACTGCTCGATCACGTCGTCGGCCCACGGCGCGAGCTCGCTCGAGGGGAGCCACACGTTGCCGGCCTCCACGAGCGGGGACACAGCTGCCGCGCGCGCTTCCTTCCCGCCGTCGGGCTCGACCGGCACGATCCCGGGCACCGTCCGGCCCAGCATCGAGATCACCGCCGGCCCGTTCGCCTTGTCCTCGACGAGCTTTAACGTCGCCTGCGGCCACCGCGCGGCGAGCCGGCGCACGGCGGCGAGGGTCTCGACGAAGTCCATCCGGCCGTGGACCCGGTCGAGAAGGTAGGCGTCGGCGCCGCGGCGGCCCCACACCTGCCCGGACACGTAGTCGGTGCCCTCGGTCTTCTTGAAGGTCAGGTCCCAGGAGATGAGCAGGTCGTCGAACCCGGTCACGATCCGGGAGCCGTCTTCCCGCTCGAGCCACAGCGGGATGTCGTACCGCTTCCACCAGCCGCGCTTCAGGATCGTGCCCTCGGCGGGCGCCGGGCGGCCCTGGTAGAGCGCGTTCCAGGCTCGGGACCCGACCTCGCGGATCTTCTTCAGCCAGTCGGCCACCGTGCGGCCGCGGGCGGAGGCCATGAACTCACCAGGCTCGCGGCCGAGGACGTCGGTCTCGCCCCTCTCGGCGTCGTGGTCGGCCTGCGCGGGGATGTTGAGCACGGTCCACTCGTCGGCGAACTCGCGCTGGAGCCAGCCGGCCATATCGTCCTCACGCCACCTGGTCTGGATCAGCACGACCGGGGCGCCGGGGGCGAGGCGGGGCAGCGCGACCTCGCGCCAGAAGTCTTCGACGGTCTGCTTCCAGGCCTTCGAGTCGGCCTGCTTCGCGTCCTTGTACGGGTCGTCGATGATCAGCACGTCGACAGGTCGGGAGGTCAGGGAGCCCTCGATGCCGACGCAGACGACGCCGCCGTCGTACCCGAGGAGCTCGAACTCGTCCTGTCGCTGGGAGGACTGGGAGAGGGTGAGGCCGAGCTCGGGGTGCTCGCGGAGAATGTCGCGGATCCGGCGGCCGAAGCGGCGGGCGACGTCGTGGCCGTAGGACACGATCGCGATGCGGAGGTTGGGGTTGCGGTGCAGCATCCACAGCGGGAACCAGATGCTGGTCCGCAGGCTCTTGCCCTCCTGCGGGGGCATGTTGATGATCTGCCGCTCGGTGTGGCCGTCGGCGACGTCAACGAGGTGCTCGTCGATCTTCTCGAGCGCGGGTGTCTGGACGGTGGCACGGTCGAGGCTGACGGCCATCTGGCCGGGGGTGGCCCAGGGGCGTTGGCGGAGCTCGGGGGCGAGCTGGGTGCGGATCATCTCGACCATCAGGTCGGGGGCGGTGGACACCGTCGATCACCTCCTCAGCTGGCGGTCGGGGTGAGCCTCCCGCCGTGCTCGCGAAGCCAGTGCTGTCCGGTGGAGTCGGTGAACGCGAGGTCGATCCTTGGAGGGTGGATCTCCGCGGTCGTGCCGAGCTCCTGCCAGGCGCCCTCGATCATGATGAGCTGGTCTCTTGTGAGTACGACCTCTATCGGCTGTTCGGCTGGGGGAAGTACCTCTCGCCCGACTTTCGCCATTGCCCTTCCCCCGATCATGACCATCGCGCTGACAGCCGTGACCGGTAGATCGGAGGCGTTCCGGAGGTAGATCACCGGTTTCTGCTCCTGAATGAGGCCGCGACGAGACCTATCGATTTCGATGAGCAGGACCTCGTACCAGGCAGCGATCCGTTCGGCTTGGTGTCGTCGTTGGCTTTCTTGGAAGCGACTTTCACGCCGAGACTCCAGACCGTAGGCGCTCGCTGCGAAGACGGCGGCGCCCACGGCGGCGATCAGGGTGGCGACCGCAGCACCGGACATGATCCATTGCGCGAGGTCCTCGCGCTCTGATCCGGCCCATTGCCAGCCGGCGATCGCGACGACGAACGTCACGGTGCAGCTGATCATGCCGATGATCCAGATCAGCTCGGCGCGCGATGGCTGTGACGGGTCGTTCTCATCCACGGGCCGAAGGTAGTGCAGTTGCCTGCTGGGACGGCCTTCTTCCGCGGATCCGCAGCGATGTGTCGGAGCCTCCTGCCAAGGTGCTCCCATGAGCGAGCAGAACGAGACCTCCGAGCAGAACAAGCCGAGCGAGAAGTACCTCGCCGCACGTGAAGCGGCCCAGCCTGACCCCGTGCTGGGTGTCCTGGCCAACTACGCGTTGCTCGACGACGGCGTCCTCGGCATCACGCTGACCGTCGGCGGAACCCTGATCACGGGCCGCATGGTCGGCCGAGGCGCCTGGGTGAAGGACCTGAGGGAGCACTTCGGCGACAACGTTGCGTTCATGGATGGATTTGCGGACGGATGGCGCGAGCAGGACGAGCAGTGGGCAGCTGAGGACGATGAGGACCAGGCCGAGCCGCCCTATTCCACCTTCATCCACTTGGTCGATGCTCGGGTTGTCACTTCAGCAGGTTTCATGCCCAACGGCGGGCGCGGAGCCTTCTGGCGAGGACGTCTCAGCGAGGTCCAGGGGTGGTCGCTCGGCACCATGGAGTCCGAGTGACCTGAGACGACGAGAACCCGTGTGCTCCAGCGTCTGGGCATACGGGTTCTTGAGGTGAAGACAACAGATTCGCGGCGCCGTGTTGAACCCTCCTCGCCGCGAGGGTCAGGTGGGTCTACACCTCCGCTCGCTTCGCGGCCTTCTTCGCTTCACGAGCGGCCTTGACCCGGGCAACACGTGCGGGCGACTGGAAGACCTCTTGGAGAACCTCGGCCATTAAGGCCAAGACCTCCTCGGCCTCTTCTGGCTCGATCGGATCGACGAAGTCGCCGTGGGCAACCTCATTGCCGAGGTGCCGGACCTCGTGGGCTGCCTCGCGAATGTGTGCCCGTACGTGGCCCTCGGCTTCCAGCTTCTCGATCTTCTCGAAGAGCTGGCCCTTGGTGATCCCCTTCTCCTTTGCGCTGGCTTCGATCACGGCTCGCGCCAGGGCTGTCGCGCCACGGTATGCCTGGATACTCCAACAACGATGAGCCTCGGAGGCGGCACTTGCGATGTGCTCCGGTACATCGTCGAAGGCCGGCGACACGCCCACCGCTGGGTACCAGGTGAGGTAGCCGTTTGAAAGGCGGCCGAACCATCCGGCGACGTCGTGGTCCCAGTTGATGTTGCCGGGATTCGAGCGGAATCCCTCGCCGATCTGCAGGTACCTGCACTGATCGCAACTGAAGGTTGCCTGGAGGATCCAGCCGCCTTCTGCTGGTCGGATGAACGTGGGCTTGCCCTCGACCGTCATGTGCGAGACGACGTCGCAATTCCAGCAGCGGCGGTTGGTCATAGACGGATGATGTCGCAGCCATGCCCTGCCTGTTGCCGGAATAGCAAAGGCGGGGAGTGTCTGGAGACACTTCACCCGCCAGTGCTGATGTTGAGGCATCTGGGACGGGAGTGTCAAGCGGTGCGGTCCCGGGCCGCGCGGATCGTGTCGAGCAGTCGGGCGCCAAGCGCATGCCTGCACCTTGCCGACCCGCACCCCGGGCACAGCCGCGACAGGTCTGGTACGACTGGCTTCGGGACCGGGCACCAGCACGGCCCCGGGCCGGCCTTCGGCCTCCGCTCCTCCTCGGACTCGGCGCGGATGTGGTCGGCGAGCAGCCCGATCGTCGACTCGTCCCACGTCGCCCGGCAGACGTCCTCGACGCACGCGGCGACGTGGTCGGCAAGCCGGACGCGGAGGGTGCCACGCTCGCCGCACTGTGGGCAGGTGTTGTCCGGGGTCCACGCGGGGGAGTCCCAGCCGGTAACAATGCGGGCGCGGATCCACCAGCGCCGTACGTCGAGGCGGATCTCGCGTTGGGCCGGCTCTTCTGCCGACTGCAGCAGGCCGTGGAGCTGCCGCAGGGCGGCCTTGGTGTCGAGTGCCGGGTCTTCGCCGAGGTCGGTGATCCACCGGGCGACCTCAAGGTCGATGCGGGCTGCGGTGTCGAGCGCATCGAGGCGTGCGGCAGGCTTCGAGGAGTAGCCGGCGCGGGGTCCTTCTTCTGCAGCGGCGGACGGGACGTCGTTGGCCCAGAGCTGGTCGAGTAGCGCCGGCGCGGTGGTGGCGTGGCGACGGGTGAGCCATTGGCCGCGGTCGCGGACGGTGTAGAGCTCGATGTTGGTGTGGGAGTCGACCAGGTCGCGGATGTAGTCGACCGTGGTCATGCCCTGGCGGCGGGGGTCGGTCACGAGGCCTCCTGGTCGGGGAGCGGGTCGAGCGGGACGAGCGGGAGCAGCCAGCGGGTGGACCACAGGTGCTCGTTCGGGCACACGCACTCGGCGGTCGCGATGCCGCGCTTCGTGCGCTTGGTGACGTCAGTGGCGGGCTGGGTGCAGACGGGGCAGCGGGGGTGGTTGGTCATCGGGTCCTCCGTGGTCGGGCGAGCGGGAGGATCAGGATGAGCCGCGTGTCCGACATTGGATAGCGGCCTGTCCACATGATCTGGGGATAACTGGGGGATCCAGCGGGGGATGAACGTGGGGAGGAGCGTGCGGACAGCCCGCTGACCTGCGGTTTTGCGGGGCGTTTCTGGGGAGTGGAGGTACTTGTCCTTGTCGACCTCGTAGATGAAGAACTCCTCGATCTTCTTGGTGTAGCGCAGCACTCTCCACAGGTTGCGCCGAGCTCTCCACTGGTCGCGGGTCACTGGTCGGCCCGTTCCGGGCTGGGGCAGCAGAGCATGTGCATGTCGGCATCGCAGCCCGGTTCACTCGTGCACGGTGGGATGCGGACCGTGTCGGGCGGGAGGTCGCTGATCGTGAACACCGGCTCGTCCAGCTCGGGATTGATCGGCTCGTCCAGCTCGGCGACAGCGACGACCTCGCCGGTCGACGGCTTCCACCAGACGGCGTGCAGCGGCGGTTGGTCGTTCATCGGTTCTCCTGCGGTCCGGCGCCGCGACCGCTACGGTCCCTCTGCGTGGCAGAGGTCATCGTCGGCGGTGCGTTCGCGCTCGTGACCGCCCTGGTTTCCGGGTGGCTCGTCGAGGGCGGGCGCCGACGTCGCGCGCGGAAAGCGATCCGCGAGGAGTACGAGCTCGCCAAGGACCTCGATCCGGCCTGGCCCGAGACAGCGCGACTCCGAGCGCAAGCCCAACGCCGGCTCGACCGGTACGTGACTCCGCTGCCAGAGAAGTTCAGGCGACTCACGACCGGGGAGCGGGCGACAACCGTCATCGTCACATTCGGTCTCGTCGTCGCGGGGGCCGCCGCCGGCTCTGCCGTCGCTCTCAGCGACTTCCGGTTCGACACTGGCGACGAGCTGGGGAACGGGCTCACCGTCGCTGGGGCGGTCGGGGCGATCGCAGGCATCACCCTGGTCGTGCTCGAGGCGGGGCTCACGTCGGTTGTCGAAGCTGTGTCTCGCCTGATGAAGGCGGTCTGGCGGACGGTCAAGGTCCTCACCGTGAAGTGGTTCAGCTTGGTCAAGCAGGACTTCAGGACGATCTGGTCGTCGACCCTGGGTGGCCGCGCGACCCCCCGTGCCTTGAAACGAAAGGGTCGGGCCAAGGGCGACAAGTAGGTCGGGCTCACGCTGCACCGCCGATCGCGTCCGGCCCGCCCGCGCTGCCGCCGAGCTGGTCGAGGAACGTCCGCACCACCAGGTCCCGATCAGCCGGCAGCAGCGTGACCCGGTCGCCGAGCACCGCCAGCGCGGCGAGGAACGCCGCCGTGACCAGCTGCGCACGCTCCTTCTCCAGCTCGACGTGCTTCTCGGCGATCCCGAGCCGGGCCATCTTGTCGAGCACGTCCGCGAGCCGAGCCAGCGCGCGCTCGAACAGGGTGACCTCGGCGCGGAGCGCGGTCAGCTGCGTGCCGCCGGCGAGGTGATCCATGGTGGAGACCCGGCGGCCGGTCTCGTCGACGAGTTGTTCGAGGGCGCCGGCGAGCCGCTGCAGCGAGTTCACCGGGTCGGTCACTGGGATGGCCTGGTCGAGGCCGACCCACAGGTCCTGCATGGCGCGGTCGGCGGCCTTGATGAGCTCGCGGCGTTCGGCTGCTGCGATCGCCTGGGGTGAGGCGCCGCCGTGGTTCTTGCAGACCTGCTGGCCGGTGGCGGGGTGGCGGCCGCAGGGGGCGCCGGCGCGGTTGTGGCTGGTGCAGCGGGTGTGGACCTGGCCGCAGCGGGCGCAGGGCGGGCGGTCGGCGGGCGGGGTCATGCTCGGTTCTCCTGCGAAGCGTCGGAGGTGGTCGGTACGGTCCCGGGCGTGGAAGGCGTGAGCTTCTGGGAATGGGTCGCGATGTACGGCCTCGACGGCATCGGCAGCGGTGTGCTCGGCGGCGTCATCGCCTGGGCGCTCCTGCGGCGGACGATCAACCACGAGACCACGCTGCGAACGGGCGACCGGCAGGCCGCGGAGCTCGACGAGTTGCGCTTGCAGCTTGGCGAGGTTCGCGAGCGGGCAGCTCGCGCCATGCTCTGGGTCTCCGTCAACCGCCGAGAGAGCGTCGACCTTTCCACCCTCGCCGACAGGATTGCTGGCTTGTACTCAGCGCTCCTAGGTGCACAAGCGCTGGCCGAACGGAGCGCGCCGAAGCTGAAAGCCAACCTGGACGTGTTGGGCAACGCGCTGGCGCGCATGGACAACGGCGTCAACGCCTTCAAGCTTGTCCGCGAGGTGTGCTCACGTGCTGTCTCGCACTCCACGATCTGGGTAGCGACGCCGGAGGAGTACGAGGAGAAGGCGGTTCGGCTGGACCTTGACGAGCTGGTGGCTGACGCGAGCAGGAGCACCTCGCCGACGTCCGAGTCAGACAACGAAGATCCCGCCGACGCTCCGACGCCGTGAGACGGTTGTGCCCTAGTCGGCTGCCGGATCATGCCGGGCTCCCTTCCGCGCCGTCGGGCCACAGGCGCTGCTGGTCGTTGCCTACGACCGGCCGCCAGCCGAGATCGAGGATCAGCTGCAGCACGTGGGTCGACGTCAGCTCGTTGTAGGTGCGGGAGTTCAGGTGCGCCCACAGGTCGCTGGTCGTGACGTCCGGTACGCCGGCGGCCCGGCCGGCGGCGAGGGCGTGCTGGCGGTAGGTCTCCTTCTCGGCGCACCGGTCGACGTGGAGCCCGTCGACGTCGACCCGCTGGCAGGTGGGGCAGCGGTCGTACCTGACGCGCGCGCGTCGAGCCTGCCGGGTGGCCGGCGAGGGGATCTGGCTCATGCCGGCACCTCCTCGGCCGGCTCGCTGGTGCTGGGCGTGCTCGTGGGCCGGTGGTCCCAGCGTCGGGGCCTCCACGCGAGGACCTCGCGGACGTCGACGAGGCCGTCGTGGGACGGGTGCGGGTCGTGCCAGAGCAGGCCGTCGCGGTAGATGACCTGGTGCATGACACCGCGCGGGGAGAGGCCGGCGACGAACAGGTACTCGCCGGGCTCGGCCTGGTCGACGTCGTCGAGTTCGACGGGTGCGTACCCGTTGGCGGCCATGTAGCCGAGCATCATCGCCCGCCAGGCGACGCCGTGGCCGACTCCGTCCTCGAGTGTGTCACCGAGGGCGAGGCCCTCCTCGCCGAAGTGGGGGACCTCCTCGAGCGGGCGGGACAGCAGGGACGCGACGCAGGCGGAGACGCAGTTGCCCATCCGTTGGGGGTCGTCGCTGGTGATGGTCTGGTTGACGCGGCTCACGGGGTGGCTCCTTCGGTCGAGTTGGTGGTGGACTGCTCGGCTGCGCAGGTCGGGCACCGCTCGGCGTCGAACGCCCGGTCGCCGCGGTACGCGCCGGTCTCGTCGAACCAGACGGCGCGGCACCCGGGGACGTGGTCGTGGGCCAGCTCAGCCACGGCCGGCCTCCTCCCTGCGCTTGTAGGTGTGGCAGTGCCGGCAGAGCACGAGGTCGCCCTTCCGGGTCTCCTCCTTGCGTCCGCAGGCTCGGCACTTCTTGACCTTGGAGACGGCCCGCTCAGCGGGGGTCTTGCGACGGTTGCTCATCGCTCCTCCTCGTCAGACGCGCCCGGGTCAGGCAGGTGGCGGACCTCGTCGGGCGGGTACGGCGCACCGACGCCGTCGTCGAAGTTGATGAGCACGGTCCCGTCGACCCAGATCTCGTCGACGGTGCCGTGGTGGTTCGGCGCCGGCTCCTGGCCGGTGGCGTCGCGCATGATGGCGCGCATCGCGGCGAGGGCTGGGTCGGTGACGAGCACTCGGTCGCCGGGCTTGAAGTCAGCCATGGTCGGTCGCCTCCTTGGCGTCGGTGGTGGGCGGGGTGCGCACGTCGAGCAGGTGCTTGTCGAACGCACGAGAGATGGACTCACCGAGTTGCGGCGTCCATCCGCCACAGGTGCAGCGACTGCGCCCCGGCTCGCTGACGATGAGGATGTGATTGAAGGTCTCGTCCGCCGGTTCGGAGACGGCGAGCGCCGTGCGGAGGCGGTTCGCGTGAGCCCGGTGGATCGCGGTGTTCGGCAGGTGCTCGCTCCAGCGATCGGCGGTCCGCATCCACTCGTCGGCCAGCGTCCGCACCCGCGCGATGACCTCGTCCCGGGCAGCGAGGGCGCGCTCGGCAGCCTCGGCGCGGATCCTCAGGTCTCGCGTCTCCACGAACAACTTCCGAGCAGACTCCAGCGCTCTGTGGTGCTCGGCGGTCAGGTCGGCCACCTGCCGCCGCAGAGCAGCGACCTCGTGCGCGAGACGGTCCCGGTTCGCCCGAGCCTCGTCGCGCTCGAGACGGGCAACCGAGTGGCACGCGCAGCAGGTCTGCCGGGCCTCGTCCCGCTCCACCTCGAGCGCGTCAGCACGGGCGTGCTGCCGACGAGACTCTTCAAGGAGCGACTCAGCACGCGCAGTCTGCCGGGTCACCTCCGCGGCGAGCTGACGACCACGATCGGTGAGCCGGTCGACCTCGTCGTACGCCGCCGAGACCTGCTGCTGGTACTGGGCCCGCATGTCGTCGACCGGCAGCGGAGCAGTGAGGACCTGCTCCGCCGCGACCTCCGACTGACGCTTCCGGGCGTCCCCGATCACGCCGCCCATCACGCCACCACCCGACCGTCGTACGACGTCCATGAGGTGGCGACCGCAGGGCCGTCGTGCATGGGGTTGAAGGCTGCTCGATGTGCGTTCGAGCGGGTGGTGTTTGACCTCGTCCCGGGGACGAGGTGGTGGGGGTGTTGGGGAGGTCGTCGGAAGGACGCCAATTCGACCTCGTCCCCCGAAGGGGAGGGGGACGCGGGACGAGGTCGATTTCTGAGGTCGTCCCCGCGGGCGGGACGAGGTGGGGACGAGGTGGGGACGAGGTGGTTTGTGGGCATGGTGAGGGCTCCTAGTTCTGGTGGTTGGAGGTGGGCTCGGAGTCGTTCTCCGGGTCGTTGTCTGGGTCGGAGTAGTAGGCCTTCTGGTGGAAGTGCTGGACGGCTCCGCGGGGGCCGGACTTGACCCCGACGTAGCCGCGGGTGACGAGGAGTTCGACGGCGAGGCGGATGGTGGTGGCCTTGCCGTTCATGGCGCCCTCGATGGCCTTCTTGGTCATGCCGGGGTTGGCCTGGACGTAGCGGGAGACCCGCTCCATGAGGACGGTGGGCTCGAAGGTGTCGCCGGCGCGGCCGGAGTGGGTGCCGGCGGGGTCGAGGACGTAGGTGAGGACCTCGTCGGAGCGGGTGGCGTCGAGGGTGAACTCGGCGATGGAGCGGCCGTGGGCCTGGCCGCGGACGTGGCCGGGGCGGTCCTTGGCGACGTCGACGCGCGCGCGGCCGAGCTTCCCGCGGCCGAAGGGCTCGAGGACCTTGACGATGTAGGCGGCACCGTCGATGCCGGCGAGCTTGTGCTGTGCGCCGAGGGCGAACCGGTCCTGCTTCTCCTTGTCCTTGACGACGTGGTCGATGAGGACGACGGCGGGTCCGTGGTCGGCGACCCAGCGGGGGAGGAGGGCCTGGAAGAGCGCGGAGTCGGAGTTGGAGTTGAGGTCGTAGCCGTGGATGGTCATGGCTTCGGTGACGCCGTCGAGGATGACGAGTCGGACGTTGTGGAGGGCGGGCTCGAGCTGGCGGCGGCCGTCGTTGTCGAGGGGCCGGTCGGGGCGGACGTAGGCGAAGTGGTCGCGGATGTGTTGGGGGTAGGCGCCGAGGGCGAGGAGTCGGGCGATGACGCGGTCGGCTCGGTCCTCGAAGTCGATGAAGGTGACGCGGTGGCCGGCGGCGAGGAGCTGGACGGCGGCGACGAGGGTGAGCCAGGTCTTCCCGGACTCGGACTCGCCGGAGATGGTGTGGACGGCGCCGTCGTAGAGCAGGGGGACGCCGTCGGTGCGGGTGAGCATGGTGGGTGGTGGGTCGAGGAACTCTCCGGAGAGGACGGGGGCGAGGTCGACGGGTGCCCAGGTGTGTGGGGTGGCGGTGGTGGCTGTGGGGCCCCAGTGGGTGAGGGCGTCTTCGAGGGTGTCGAAGGCGTCGTTCATGACGCGTTCGATGTCGTCGGCGGTGCCGGTGGAGGCGATCTGGCGGAGTTTGGTGCCGAGGTGGTCGACGGTGCGGAGGCGGGACTGGTCGCGCACGATCTGGGCGTAGTGCGAGGCGAGTGCCGGGAGCGCGGGGTCGGTGAGGATGTCGGCGAGGGTCTGGACGGCGGACCGGTCGCCGGCTTTGACGAGCTGGGCGTTGAGGAGGACGGCGTCGGGGGTGGTGTCGCTGGCGTCGACGAGGTGGTGCCAGGCGGTCCAGACGGTCTCGTGCCAGGGGGAGAAGAAGTCGCTGGGGCGGACGAGGTCGGCGAGCTCGGCTGGGTGGGGGTGGTGGAGCGCTGCGGCGATGAGGGCGCGTTCGGCTGCGAGGTCCTGCCGGGCGCCCCGTGGCTGGGGTGCGTCGTACGCGGGGTCGAAGGGGGGCTCGTCTGGCGGGACGGGCTGGAGGTGGTGACGGGGAGGTGCTCCGTCGGCGCTCACGGTGCGGGTGGCTCCTTCGCCTTGTGGGTGGTCGTGTGGTGCTGGGTGCCCGGCCCGGGGCAGGTACGCCTCTCCGGAAAGGCGGCGGGTCGTGAGCGTCCTTCGAGCGGGTTCGTCTCGGGTGGTGTGGCTCGTTGACCCCGGGCCGGGTGGCTCTCAGCTGTCGCCGTCGGTCTCGTCGGTGCCGTGGTCGAGGTCCGGGTCCTGGTCACCGTCGGCCTCGTCCTCGGGCTCGTCCTGGTCCTGGTCGCTCTCGGGCTCGTCCTCCTCGGGGTCCTCGACGACGTGCAGCTCGAAGGGGTCCTTGAGGTTGTCGCGGTTGGCGTGCACGCCGGCGGTCTCGATGAGCCCGCAGACGTCGCAGACGGGGCCGAGCTCGCTGTCGTCGATTGCGAGGCCGGAGGTGAGGTACGGGTGGGGCTCGTGACGGGCGCCGTTGGCCAGGGCGGTCTTGAGGTCGGGGTTGATGCCGTCGCCGTCGAGGGGGACGTCGACCTGGCGGTTGAAGAACAGGGTGCGGGTGAGCTCGCGGAGGTGCTCGGCGAGGTTGTCGTCGAGGGCGGGTTCGATGCCGCCGATGACGAGCTTGACGCCGCGCTTGCCCTTCAGGTTGGGGCCGGTGCGGTCGACGACCTGGAGGTCGACGATGGCCATCATGTGGGTGCCGACCTTGTTGAAGAGCTCGGCGGCGATGTCCTCGGTGAAGCCGGTGCCGTCGAGTCCCTTGGACTGGATGCTGGCGGTGGTGTCGCTCATGCGGCGGTGTTCTCCTTCAGGGTGGGTGTGAGGTAGCGCTCGGGCTTCCAGCCGGTCGCGCGGGCGAGGTCGTTGATGGAGCGGCCGGTCTGGGGCCAGGCCGCGACGATGAGGTGCCGCTCGGCGTTGGTCGCGCCGGCCGCGAGGGCGGTGTCGCCGTTGAGGACGCGGTTGACGAGTACCTCGTCGACGTCGTTGTGGCTGCGAGCGCTGTCGGCTCCGTGGTCGGGCAGGGCCGTGGGTGCGTCGATGTCGATGCCCTCCCAGGCCAGCGGCGGGTCCCAGCCCTTCTCGAGGGCGATCGCCCGGGTGCGGTCGGAGGGGCCTGGGGTCATCGAGAGCTGGTCGTAGAGCTCGACGATCAGCTCGTGGGTGGCGCGGAGGATGGTCTGGCGGCGGCCGTTGAGGATGCCGGCGAGGGCGTCACCGGTGTAGCCGGCGCGGCGGGCGAGCTCGCGGCGTGGCCAGCCGAGCGCCATGAGTGCGCGGATCCGGCGTACGGCGCCGAGCTTGGGGACGAGGCGGTCGACGCCGTTGAGGATGTCGAGTTGGCGACCTCGTTCGTAGCGTGCGGCGGCATCGCGGCAGGGTTGGCAGGGCTGGCTGCCGCCGGCGAGGTGGCGGTAGTAGGTGGCGTAGGTGCCGTGATCGGCGGGCTCGGGGGTCGTCACGCGACGGTGCCCTTGTCCGCTGTCCGGTGGGCAGCGTCGTACGCCGCGCGGATCGACTTGGTGAGGTTCCGCTTCCCGTTCTCGAGGAGGCCTTCGCGGGTGGCCCACTCTCGTATGGCTTCGTTCCGTCGGGCCTCGGTGCCCTTGGTCTTCGTCAGCGGCTTGACGCGGTCAAAGAAGGGCTCGACCTTGCGGCCCTTGAGGGCGTTGTACCTCTCGACGATGACGTGCCCGGTGAGCCGGTCGAGTGTGCCCTTGTGGATCTCGCGCACGGCGGCGGCACGGGCGGTCAGCTGACGGGGAACGATGCCCTGCAGCGCCTCGACAAGTCGTACGGCGTCGAGCTCCTCGCGGTCGTAGGCCTTGATGACGTGGCCGAGGCCGTGGACGATCGCGCCGTCGAGACCGGCCTGGTCGTCGCCGTACGCCGCGCCGATGGTGGTCAGGACCTCGGCGAGGAGCGAGATCCCGCCGAGGTCAACGACCATCTCGCACGCGCGAGTGGCTCGGAGGATGCCCGGAGCGGTCTGGATTCCAACGGTGAAGCCGTGCTCGGTGACGCAGGCTTCGATGTCGAGCACGAGCTGCTCGCCGGCGGCGCGGCGGGCGAGCCAGCGGTCCCACCCGGTGAGCTGCTTGCGGGTGGTGTTGAGCTGGTGGTAGAGCTTCGCCTCCTCGCCGACGGTCAGTCCGGTGTGGACGCGGCACGCGATGTGAGGACGGTCGGTGGTGCCGAACTCGTGGTCGCGAACGGTGGCCCACCGGTGCTGGCCATCCAGAATGGCGTAGCGGCCGTCGGGGCGCTGGGAGACCTCGATGATCCCGACCAGGGCCGCGTCGTACCGGGTGACCATCCTCTGGACGCGGAGTTCGTCGAGCTCGCGCTGGTAGGCGGGGTCGGCGAAGAGGTCGCTGATCGGCAGGGCCGCGACGTACGGGCCGCGCTTGGGACCGGCGGTCTGGGGGAGGTCGCGCCAACGGTGGTCAGCGGGGTCGACGCCGGCGGCCTCGTTGTCGCCGTCCTGGAGGAGCTTCCCCCACCACTGCCGCATCTTGGTCTTGTCGGGGTAGCCGTGGCCGTTGAGGACCTGCTGCAGTTCGTGGAGGGTGAGGTCGTTGTTGGCGGCGATCGTGGGCAACGCCTGTCGGGGGTACTGCGAGGCGACGACTGACTGCAGGATCGCGGCGATCCGCTCGCGCGCGATGGTGGCGGTGACGGACATCAGACGACAGCTCCTTCGGTGTGGTGGGCGCCGGCTGGTGAGGACGCGGTCGGCGGGAGGAAGACGGGGATCTTGGTGGTGGCGAGTGGGCGCATCAGAAGAGCGCCTCCCGCTCGGCCGGGTGGGCTGCCTCGTTGTGTAGGTCTGCGTTCGCCTGGGTGGTGGCACGGTCTGCCGTGGACAGCCCCATCCAGAGGTAGGAGCCGCCGTCGGCGAGCGGGTGCGTCTGGGTGCACATCGGGATCCAGCCGGGCGAGCCATCGTCGAGTGGCAGCGGGAGCGGACGGGCGGGCATCAGAACAGCGCTCCTTCGGGCTGCTCGGCAGCGGATGGCACGGGCTGGGTCGGGGCGGGAGCGGCGAGCTGCGCGACGACGATCCGTACGCCGGCAGCGGCATCGGCCCACCGGTCTTCGACGACCAGCCGCGCGACGCGGGCGTCGTCGCGGATCGCGCGGGCGTCGGTGAGGGCGTCGAGGATCGCGCGGGTCAGCTTGTCGATGTCCGGGGCGGTCGACTTCCAGTACGGCGCAGAGGGCTTGAGCACGCCGGCGTTGCGGCCGGTGCCGTAGTGGCCAGCCGGGCGGAGGTGGAAGAAGGCGAGGTTGATCTCGATGGGGCCGTCGAGGGTCTCCCAGCCAGTCGCGTGCATGGTCTCGGCGACGGTGCCGGAGACCTCGGCGCGCCAGGGCTTGAGCTTCTTCGCGTTGGAGTCGCGGACGCCGTGGCCGAAGCGGTTGGCGGTCTTGGAGCCCTGCTGGACGGGGGTGCCGATCACGTTGACGGTGAGGGCGTTCATCGGTGGTCCCTTCTGCGCTGGGCGCGGTCGAGGAGGGCGACGGTGAGGACGGCGAGGATGGTGGTGCCGGAGATCGCGCCGAGGATCACGCCTTCATTCATGGCCGCGCCCCGCTCAGCTCGAGCTGTGCGAGCACGTGAGGCGACGGGGTCCACAGACCGAGGCGCCCAGGACTGGGGATCGGGGTGATCGGCGTGGCGTCCTCGAGCACTAGGTGCACGACCTGGTAGCGGGTCCGTCCGCTGGCCTCCTGGTAGGTGACCTCGGCCCATGAGGAGTCGCAGCAGGTCGCGACCGCGGCGTCGTCGTCATGCGGGTGCTCGAGGACCTCGGCGGGGTGGACGTCGACGAGCCGGGTGACGCCGATGAACGCGCCGGTGACCAGGTCGCCCGGGTCGTACGCCTCGCGGTCCTGCAGGCCGAGCAGGTTGGGCACCGCACGCTGACCGCGCTGGCTGAGCCGGGAGCCGGCGTGGATCGCGAGCGGGCCGCGGTACTTCCACAGCTGGGTTCGGTTCTCGACGGTCTTGCCGCCGTGCACGATGGCCCACGCCCACGGCTGTTGGACCGTCAGCGCCTTCACGGCGTCACCGTCCGGGCGTCGCCGACGGGCGCGTGCACACCGAGCTCGTGCCACACCGGGTGGCAGCCGTCCTCGGTCTCCACGACGTCGCCACGGAGGATCCGCAGGACCTCGTCCCGCATGGCCTCAGCGCCCTCACGGAACGCCGGCCGGTCGATCGCCGACACCTGGAGGTCCTCGACGGCCGGCACGACCCGCTCGACGGCCGGGGCCAGTGGAGCGGTGATCGCCCGGGCAGCCGCGCGGCGTGCGCGGAACCAGTGGCGCTTCACCGAGTCACCCCCAGCACGCGGCCGGCCTGCTCGACCTGGTCCCAGAGCTTGCGGTCGCCGTCGTGGCGGTCGGGGTGGGCGAAAGCCCGGGCGCGACGGTACTGCGCCTGCACGTCGCCGTCGGCGCGCTGCTCGGCCACGGTCCGGTCGCCGAAGGAGCCGAGAATCGCCCAAGCCTCGTCGCTAGTCATGTGCGAGGCCGGAAGCGCCGTGCCCGACGGCAGCGCCTTGAAGCCGGTGTACTGCTGGCCCGAGGTCACGCCGTACCGGTCCACGAGCCGCAGCGCCTCGAGGCCCTTGGCGATGGCGTACACGTTGTGCTGGTAGTCCTCACGCATCTTGTAGCGGGTGCCAGACGGGCGCCAGAACCGGTTCGTGGCGTATGCCAGCTGGCCGTACTTCGAGTCGAACGCCAGCCGCACTCGGCCGCTGGCCGGCCGCGACCCGCCACGGAGGCCGCCGTCGAGCCGAATCTGGTCCTCACGGACGTCGAGCTCGAGCACGACGTCACGGGCCTTGAGCACCTGCAGCTCGCGGTCGAGCAGCTGGAGGGCAGCCGACCAGTTGGTGGTGAACGCTGACTCGGTGCGCCCGTCTTGGAAGCCGGTCAGGTCGCTGAGGGGACGGACCGTGTACATCATCGGGGGCTCCTCTCGTGGGGCAGCGGGGACGGCTCGATCGGGATCTCGCCGCCGAAGGCGGCGCGCCACTGGCTCCGGACCGACCGGACAAGCTCGTAGTACGCACGGCTGCGGCGGCCGGCGACCAGCAGCTCGACGGCGGTGCGGATCCCCACCTCGCGCTGGGCGTCGATGACCTTCTCGGTGAGGTCGTCGGCGATCGCCTCGAAGTCGAACGGCAGCACCACGAGGGGCGGCCGCTGGGTGGTCGAGTGGCTCATGCCGGCACCGCCGCCCCGGAGTAGTACTTCTGCAGCCCGAGGTACACCGGCCAACCGGGGTCGACGCCGTCGTGCTCTATGCCCTTCTTCTCGAAGTACTCCCGCAGCCCGTCGGCCTGCTGTCGACGCCACTTCACCTGCTCGGTGTGGAGCGCCTGGAGTGTCATCCCGGGGAACTTCCGGATGTGCTTGGCCATGAGCCGGGGGAAGATCCGCGCGGCCGCGATCGCGTCGGCGGTCGCGTCGTGCTCGCCGGCGTGGATGACGCCGTAGTGCTGGCAGACCTGGGCGAGCTTCCGGCCGCCCTTGCGGTACGGGTCGGCAAACTTGTCCAGGACGAACACGTCGAGGACGGGCGCGGCCTTGCCGTTGCCGAGCCGATCGAGGAGCGTCGGCTGGCGACGGCGGAGGTTCTCGGCCTCGAGCAGGGTGAAGTCGTACGCCGCGTTGAACGCGACGACGGGGAAGCCCTGGCCGAGCCAGCGGGCGATGCGGCCGGTGACCTCGAACAGCATCTGCTCGGCGGTGTGGGTCGCGTTGGCAGCGGCGTGCTCGCGGGTGATGCCGTGGACCTCGCTGGCCTCGGCGGGGATGTCGATACCGGGGTCGACAAGATACGTCGCGGTGACCGGGCGGTGGCCAGGGCGGAGCTCGACGAGCGCGGCCTGGACGATGCGCTCGTTGAGGGCGTCGATACCGGTGGACTCGGTGTCGAAGGCGAGGAGGGGGAAGTTCGCCCACTTCTCCGCGGCGCTCACGCCGCGTGTCCCGTCTCGAGCTGGGTCAGGTAGTGCTGCAGCTCGGCCGCGGACGCCGAGTCGCACGTCAGCCCGCCCATCACCTGGGCGAAGTGGTCCTGGACGTCCGGCAGCGTCATGCCCTGCCGACCGGCCTCGGTGACGATCTGCTGCCAGACCGCGTCAGCGTCCGGCCCGGGGTCGGCCTGCGGCTCGGCGTCCGGGACGATCACGGCCTCGACGGCGCCGTCCTCGTCGACGGGCTGGTCGGCGGGCGACTCGACGGCCGGTGCCGGCTCGAGTTCCGCGGCCCGCTTGACGAGGTGGTCGCTCAGACCCTGCGTCATGTGGCCGGCCGCGGAGGCCTGGCGCCAGATGGCGCGGATCTCGTCGGCGGTGGTCGCCTCGCCGGCGATCGCGACGTAGTCGGGGCCCGCGGCGGCGAGCGCTGGGGCGCTGGTGACCGGCCCGCCGACGAGGGCGGGCGCTGCGACGCGGCCGTGGCCGGCCATGAGCTGGGCCGGGGTCACGTCGATCTCGATGATCGGGACCATGAAGTGCCGGGTCTCGGGCTTGCCCGTGCGCTCGTTCTGTCCGATCGACGTGCGCTGTTCGAGCGCGATCCAGCCGTTGACGTAACCGCCGGCCTGGGCGAGGAACTCGGCGACGTCGGGGAGCTCGACGGCGGCGTTCCAGCCGTGGGTCTCGACACGCCAGACACCGATGCCTTCGACGTCACGGAGGACGACGTTGAGGCGGGTGGTCGGCTTGCGGAGGGCCTCGATGTGCTTGGGATCCTCGGGGTCGCAGGGCTCGTCGGTCAGGACGTTGGTGCGGCCGTCGCAGCGGTGCTGGCAGCCCGCGCGGCTCCAGGTCTCGTACCACTGGGTGACGGGCTGGGGCGGGACCATGATGGGGAGGCGGGCCGAGCCGGTGATGACCTCCCACTGCGGAGAGCCTCCGGCGGGGGTCCACTCGGTGACGTCGCCGCCGTAGAGCTCGGCGACCTTCTCGAGGAGTGCCTTGGACGCGGAGGTGAGGCGGAAGCGGTCGAGCTTCTGCGGCTGGCCCTTGTCGCCCTTCTGGCCGAGGCGGATGCGGCCGAGCTCTCGGGCGCGCTTCTGGATGTCGATGATGGGCATGTCAGGAGTCCTTCTGGTCGTCGGCCTCGGAGACCGGGAAGTTGTGGAGGGACGTGGCCCGGCAGTGCAGACGTGGACCAGGGCCGTCGAGGTGCTCGGCGTGGCAGACGTAGGCCGGCGAGCCGCAGAGAGGGCAGGTCGAGGGAGTCGGCATCAAGCCACCGCCTCAGCCGCAGCAGGCGGGACGAGAGCCTTGCCGATCACGGGCTGGTCGGCCTTCGCCGACGAGATCCGCGACGACCACTCGTCGACCATCTGCGCGTGCCGGAAGTACCGGTACTCGAGGTCACCGCACCGCGCGGGGTAGAGCCGGTAGCCCTGCGGGCGCAGGTGCAACACGACGCCAACCTCGGCAGCCGCGGGCATCGGAACCTTGGAGCCGTCTCGCATCCATGCGACCTCGGCACGGCGGTAGGCCGACATCTGCAGCCCGGCTTCGGGGTAGACGCCGTGCACGTGCCCGGATCCGAGGATCTTCGGGTACGGCGAACTGCCGTCAGCGGGCACGATCCAGTCGCCACCGGTCTTCGTGTCGCCCATCAGCTCGCCGGCCGGGTCGACGACGTACCCCATCGCACGAAGCGCGTCACCGATCAGGCCGTCCGCGCCGATGAGGTAGTCGAGCGTCCCGGCCCATCCGTCGGTCGGGTTCGCGACGACCATCTCGGACGCCGTCCACCGCGGGCGCCACTCGGCCTCGAACCGCAGGAAGTGCTCGAGGAACGGCGCGAGCTCCGGGCCGTCAACGGCCCACTCGGTGTCGCCGACCCTGATCACATCGGGCAGGGGAGTGCCGAGGAGGCGCGACTCGATGACCCTGTGGACCAGGTTGCCGACCTCGGCTCGCTCATCTCGCTTGCGGGTGTGGGCCTTGGTCAACCACGAGCGGAACTCGGCCAGCGCCGCGGGGTTGCGGGACGCGGCGACCAGGCCGGGCAGGTTCTCGATTGCGGAGTCCGCGACCATGTTCCCCGCCCAGTGAATGAGCGCGGGCTTCGGGACACCACCACCGAGGATGGTGGTGACAGACCGCAGCCGGTCGCCGGTGGCGTGGTCGGCGTAGTAGCCATTGCTCTGCCGGTCCGGCACCGGGCCGCGGTCCTTCTTCCTCGGTTGCTTCTTGTGGTCCATCGGTCTGCCAGTCACCTCCGGTACGCCGGGGGAGTCGAGCAGCAGTGGGCCGTCCTGCGGCATCTCGCTCGGGTCGCTCATGCCGCGCTCCTTCCGGACGCGCCGAGGCAGTAGCAGCCGTCGGCGGCAGCGGTGATGACGTCGACGTGGCAGGCCGGCTCGGCGAGCTCGGCCTCGAACTCCTCGGCGTACGACGCGGCCGCGGACGGGCAGGTGGGGTCGCACTCCTCCCCGGCGGGGGATCCGCAGTCCGGGCAGGACCAGATGAGCCGAGTCATCGGCCCCACCGGTCCTGGTCGGCCTTGCAGTCCGGGCAGTTGTGCGGTGCGCACGAGTAGCAGAACGGCTTGCCCCAGTGGGAGCACGCGTCGCGCTGGTACTGCTCGCAGGGGTCCTCGCAGCCGCACAGGATGTCCGCGCAGGCGTGGCACACGTCGTGGCTGGTGGGCAGGTAAGGGACCGGCTCGTCGAGGAGGTCCGGGTGGGTCTGCGCAAAGGCCTCGGCCGCGAGCAGGACGGTCAGGTCGAGCAACGTCCCGGGCGCGGTGAGGTGCGGGCGCCCGGACGGCGTCACGACGCCGACGGCCTCGGCGATCGCGAGGATGTCGTCACCCCACTCGGGGTTGATGGTCGGCGCGCTCATCGGGCCACCGCCTCGCGGGGCACGGGCCGAAGTCGGCCGACCCAGACCCACTCGATCGCGACCTTGACGCCGGAGTCGGGGAGCCGGCCTTCGACACGACAGCCGGTGACCGTGGTGCCGTCGTGCGGGGTCTCGTCGAACCTGTCGAGGCTCTCGCCGAGGGAGGTGGCCCACACGAGGGCGTCGCCGCTCTGGATGTGGAACTCAAGGTGGTCGGCCTCGATCTCGATCGAGCCGGGCTCGGGGAGGTGGTGGGCCTCGATGTGGTCGGCCAGCGCGCGGAGTGCATGGGCGACGACGCCGGCTCGCTGGGTCGTGGTCAGCGTCGTCACCGGATCGCCCCCGCCTCGATCGCGACGAGCAGCCCGCGGACGTTCTTCGCGACGTCAGGGCTGAGTTCGATGCCCTTGAAGGAGTCGGCGTAGACGGTGACTGCGCCGTCGGGCCTGATGTCGACGTGGAAGTACCTGCCCTCGTCGAGCGGCCTGTTGGCGGCGTCGGTGACGGCGCGTGCGAGCGGAGCGCCTGCGGTGGTGATCGGCGTGGTGTTGCTGGTGGTGCTGGTCTCGGTCATGAGACGATCCCTTCGTTGGTTCGAGACCCCTGGCGCGGCTTCCGACGGCGAGCGCTGGGGGCTCTCGGCTTTTCAGGTGAGTGGTCAGGACGCCTGCGGGTCGGCGTCGAACTGGTCGTCCAGCCAGGCCTGAACGTCGGACTCGCGGTAGCGGACGCGGGCGCCGACCTTCGCCGACTTCGGGCCCTTGCCGTGCTGGCGCCACCACCGGAGCGTCTGGACAGGGATCCCCGTCCACTCGGCGACGTCCTCGATGAACAGCAGGGACTCGCGCGCCGGCGTCTCGGTCGCGCCGGAGACCGGCTGCCGGGTCATGACGCCACCGGCTCACGACGTCGGTTGTCGGCAACTGGCGACATCGAGGGCTCGAAAAGGAAGCCGGGAGGACACTGAAGCGCCTCCTCGATGGCGCGAGCGGTAGCCAGGTTGCAGGTGTCGCGGTAGCCCGAGCGCAGGTGGTTCACGATCGCCGGGCCGACGCTGTCGCCGTTCTTCTTGGCGACCTCGTTGGCGCGGCGCGCGAGCTCGCGGCCCGAGATCTTGTGGAACTCGATGTACTCGTTGAGGGTGCGTCGCGACTTCAGTCGCACGATCAGCCTCCATGGGTCGGGGCGGTTCTTCATGTGGGTCTCCATCTTGTAGCCGATGTAGTCAGTTGTCAACGACTGACAACGCGCACTGTAGTCACGCGGTGCCTACGACGCAAGGGGTAGATGTAGGCGCAAACGAGAGTTCCCCCGCTGTAGTTTGTAGCCACGTTTGTTGTTCGGTGACTACGCGCGGGGTTGCGGGCACCCGTAGGCAGGAGAACGGTTGTAGCCGTGAGTGCTCTCTCAGACGCCTTGAACAAGGCCAACGTCGAGGGGTGGTCCGCCGCCGAGATCGCAAGACGATCCGGCGACCGGATCCACCGCGCAACCGCCGCCAACGTGATGCGCGGCAAGCACGCTGCAAATCCGAGCGACGACGTGCTCGAGGCCTTCGCCGCCGTGTTCCCGTCGCTCAGCCTTCCCAAGCTGCGGGAACTAGCTGGCCGGCCATCAGGCGAGGCGGAGCCCTACATCCCGCCGCCCGAGGCCGCGCTGCTCAACGCAAGACAGCGCAAGGCGCTCGACGAGCTCATCCGCTCGATGGCGGCCGAGGACGCCCTCCCGCGCCAGGCCCTCGAGCTGCTCGACCGCAGCGACCCGGAGAGCGTCACGCAGTTCCTCAAGCTCGGCTCGGCGGAGTTCATCACCTGGGCCCGGGCGCACCGCGAGCGTCAGTACGAAGACTTCGACGACTGGGCAGTCGAGGCCGGCAAGGCGCGGCTCGCAGAGGCGGCGAGGAAGGGCACCGGCAAACTGCGCGCAGTGAGGGACGCCCAAGATGAATCCGGCGAAGCGCCGGATCCTGAAGGACCGGAGGACGGGGCATGAGCGGCAAGCGGGGGATCTTTGTGCTGATCGCCGGGACGATCGCTGCCATCATCGTCACCGCGGTGATCGCACTCATACTGACGGGCGGCACCGACCTGAAGGAAGTCGGAGCAGCGTGCGACATTCCGGAGGCGCCCGAGGTGCTCGCCGTGGGCGACGACGGCGACTCCCTGACCGTTGCGGGCGCTGGCCAGGCCGAGGCTGCCACCAAGGCCGCGTCCTGCGTGCTCGACGAGCTCGACGCACCCGACAGCGTCCGCTCGAAAGTCCTCGACACCTCGGCGCTCGATGGGCGCCAAGAGGACGACTTCAACGACTGGCAGGTGTCGTGGACCTACCAGCCCAACGCCGGCATCAACCTCATCGTCGAGAAGGACTAGCAAGATCCGTCGGACCTCCTCCATAAGGTCCGGCGGCATGTACCACCCGTGGCGGGCGCTCCGCGAGCTCACCGAATGGACCCTCGTCTGGGCGCCGCTCGTCGGCCGCGTCGGCCGCACCACATGGCACGACAAGACGATCACGCTCGACCCCGACCAGGACCAGGCGCAGCGCCGCTCGACGCTCGCCCACGAACTAGTGCACGTCGAGCGAGGTCCCGTCGGCGACCCGTACTGGCCTCGCGAGGAACGGCTCGTCGACCAGATCGCGGCACGCCGGCTGATCGGCATCCGCGAACTAGGGGAGGCGCTGGCGTGGGCACACAACGTCACCGAGGCGGCCGACGAGCTGTGGGTCGACGAGGACCTCCTGTGGGTCCGCCTGCGACATCTGCATCCCGCCGAGAAGCACTACCTGCGGCGCCGCCTGGCGCATCACGAACACGAAGACGACGACCAGCCCGACAGCCAGCACCGGAGGTGCACTGATGGCCAGCATCAAGCAGCGGACGATCCGGTGGCGCACCAAGGACGGTGAGCAGAAGACCGCGCAGCGCTACCAGGCGCGCTACGTCGACCGCAACGGGCAGGAGCACGCCCGCGACTTCAAGCTCAAGCGCGATGCCCAGAAGTGGCTCGACGAGCAGGCTGCCGGCATGGTGTCCGGGCTGTGGGTCGACCCCCGGGCCGGCCGCCAGCTCTTCCGTGCGTATGCCGACGCCTGGCTCGAGCGGCAGGTCGTGGCGGACGCGACGGCATCGTCGTACGAAGTCGCGCTCCGGAAGCACATCTACGACACGCTCGGCGGCATGCGGCTCGACGCGATCACGACCGCCGACATCCAGCGGCTCGTGAAGAAGTGGACCGGCAGCGCGGCCGCGGCGACGGTCGAGCAGCGCTACCTGATCCTCGCGATGGTGCTGCGCTCGGCCGTCGAAGACCAGGTCATCGCCCGGTCGCCCTGCAAGAAGATCAAGCTGCCCCGGGCTGAGGCGAAGGCCGCACTGGTCCCGATCACCACCGAGGTCGTCGTCGCGATGCGCGAGGCCCTGCCCGAGCGGTATCGAGCGTTCGTCACGATAGGCGCCGGCACCGGCCTGCGTCGCGGCGAGCTGCTCGGCCTGACCTACGACCGGGTGTCCCAGCAGTTCGGCACCGTGCGCGTCGACCGGCAGCTCTCTCGCGCTGCGACCGGCAAGGACGTCGTGTTCGTCCCTCCGAAGACGACTGCGTCCGTCCGGACGATCCCCGTGGCGGACGTCGTGCTCGAGGCGATCACCGAGCACCGGAGGCGGTTCGGCCAGCACGAGACCGGCCTGATGTTCACGACGGCCCGCGGGACACCGTTGCGCACCAGCTCGCTGTGGATGGCGTGGCGCGCCGCGGCCGAGCAGGTCGGGACCGACGCGACGCCGCACGACCTGCGCCACTACTTCGCGTCGGTGCAGATCGCCGGCGGGACGTCGATCAAGGCGCTCCAGGCGCTGCTGGGCCACAAGTCCGCGGTCGAGACCTGGGACACCTACGGGCACTTGATGGGCGACGAGGATGGCCGCTCGCGAGCAGTCATCGAGGACGCTCTCGGGAAAACCTCGGACAGTAGCCGGACAATGAAGGTTCGGAAGATCCGTTTGCGCAGGTCAGAGGCCTAGTAGGGGACGGGCTGGCCTGTAAGCCGGGGAGTGCCACCGCCTGATCCGGCTGTTTCAGTGTGGATGACGGAAGTCGGTGGTGTGGGGTGACATCTGGCGGCTGACCTGCGGAAACGCTGGCGGGCGGACCCGTCGAATGCACGGTGACGGGTGGCCGTTAGTGGCGATCGACGAGGATTCTTCGGACAGTAGTCGGACAGTGGAGTGCCACATCCGGTTGTGTCGGACCGGGCTCGTAGCGTCGCCGGCATGGTGACCGAGCTGACCGAGACCCAGAGCGCCATCTTGGCCTTCGAGCGGCAGTGGTGGAAGTACCCCGGCGCGAAGGAGTCGGCAGTCCTAGAGCGGTTCGGGATGAGCGCGACCCGCTACTACCAGGTCCTCAACGCGCTCATCGACCAACCGGCGGCACTCGCGGCCGACCCGCTCCTCGTCCGACGCCTCCGGCGGCTCCGGGCCCAGAGGCAGCACCAGCGTTCGGCGAAGCGCCTCGGGTTCGAGCTCGGCTAGCGCTCCGGGCGCACGAACAGCAGCACCTCGTCGTCGGCGACAGCCGACCGGATCTCGGCCTTCGCCGCGGCGTCGTAGTCGGCGGCCTCGATGGACCAGTGGATGACCTCGGCCTCGGCGTCGGCCCTCTTGCGGCGAGCTGCGTGGATCTGCACTGTCGGAGGCTAGCCGTAGCCTCCGACCATGGCCGCGAGCAGGACCCCGAGGAAGCGCGAGACGAGGACCGACGGGGTGATCCTGGCGCAGCTCGACGGGACCGCGGGGTACGCCGTGTACAACAAGCTGCCACTCGAGGTCGCTGCCGAGCAGCTGCTTGCGATCGCGCCCGCCCGGCCTGACCTGCTGGCCGAGGCTGCCGGTACGGCGCTGGGGTCTTGGGAGGCGAACCCGGTCGGGTCCTGGGCGGGCTGGATGAAGGCCGACCTGCTGGTGGCGGCTGGCGCGGACCTCGAGCTGATGGAGCCGCACCGGCTCGACGTCTATCGGCGGCTGCAGGTGCCGACCCACTCGAACCCGTCGACGCGGCCGCACTCCTGAGTGCGCGCCCCTCGGGGGCGTTGTCTCTCGCCTCCCGAGGGGCGCGTCCCTTCTCGGGGGACCTGGGTCAAGGTACGACGCGTCGACGACCAAGGGAAGATGTGCCGCGCGCGAAACCCCTTGGGGCGACCTCGGCGGCCGGTAGCCCACCGCCGTCGAGGCCTCGCCACTGCACCCGAGAGCACGGCGACTGGACAGGCCGTACCCCTGCGTCCACCCGCCATCCGGGGAACGCGAAGATTCGCCCCGCCCACCCGAAGGCGGACGGGGCGATCTGCGTTGACGAGCGAGGTGGTCAGGCGACCTTGATGCGCACCAGCCCGGTTCCGCCGGCGCCACCGACCTGGGAGGCGCCCTGCAGGGCTCCGGCTCCACCGCCGCCGGGGAACGCGCCGGCGACAGCACCCGGCCCGACACCGCCCGCGCCGCCGAGGGGCGCGGCGCCGTTGCCGCCGTTGTCGATCCCGGACACGCCGCCGTTCTGGCCGGACGTCTTCACGTCGCCGACGCAGTTCGTGGCCAGGCCGCCCGCGCCGTCGACGGCAGGGTTGCCGTCGGTGCCGTTCTTCCCCGCGTCGGCCTTCCAGACCACGACGTTGTCCGAGAGCCGCTTCACCTGGCACGCGGCCTGGGTGCCGCCGGCGGTGCCGGTGATCTCGAACTGGTCGCCTGGAGTGACCGCGAGGGTGTTGAGCTTGGCGTACGCACCGCCGCCGCCGGCGCCGCCCTTGAGGGTGGCTGAGCCGTTGCCGCCCTTGCCGCCCGGGCCGACGCCCTCGATCGAGATCGCGAACACCTGGTTCGGGACGCTCCATGTGACGACGCCGACGCCGAAGTCGCGGGGCAGCGGCGGGAGCGGCTTGGCGAAGGTGAGGTGCCGACCGGCGATGCTGGTGCGGCCGACCGGCGAGGGCGTGGGCGGGGCGACGACGAATCCCAGGTCGTCGGCGACGTACTCGGCGAACCGCTTGCCCATGTAGTTGAGGCCGGTCTGGTTGTAGTGGAGGTTGTCCCAGCGCAGCCACTTCCACTCGGCGTAGTGCTCGCCCTCGGTGAACGCGATCTTGAGGCCGTCGGTGTACGACGCGCCGGCGAGCTGGGCGTCGCGCAGCTCGAGGCACCGCGGCTTCACGTCGGCCGGCGCCGCGGCGGGGGCGTACATCAGCTCCTGGTAGACCCGCAGGGCCGGCCGGGTCAACGCGGTGCGCCACCTGGAGACCAGCGCGGCGTTGGCGGCCTCGTAGAGCTCGAGGTCGTTGCCGACCTTCGCGTCGGCGTAGCCCTGGGACCAGATCACGAAGACGTTCCCGATGGTGTGCCCGAGCCCGGTGAGCGCGCTGATTGCCGCCTGGGCGCGAGTCACCGAGGCACCGAACCGGGCGCCGCTGGTGTCCCAGTTGCCGTTCGTCTGGGAGTTCGAGGCGAGCAGCGACGTCCCGCCGACCGCGGCGCGTACGACGGCCAGCGGTCGCCCGGTTGCGGCGGTGAAGGTGTTGCAGAACGCCGGGATCGGGGAGCCGGTCTGGGCCTTGTAGTCGCCGGTCGACGAGACGTTGTCCTTGACCTCGATGAACCCGGGCCCGTTCATCCACTCGAGCGCCTTGGTCGGGTCGGTGGTGGGCGCCTGGGTGGAGTCCCCGACGCCAGACATCTGCGACTGGCCGGCGGTGATGACGACGTCGACGACCGCCACGGCTCAGACCCCGTTCAGGTCGTCGCGGACCCGGTTGAGATAGGTCTCGATCTTGGCGAGCGTGGTGGAGTCGACGGTGCCGGAGATCTTGAAGAGCTCGGCCATGTTCATCGTGTTGTGGGCGCCGCCGTCCTCCCCGCCGATGCGGGTGTAGGTGGCGACCTTGAGGGTGTTGACGTTGACCGAGGCGTTCTCGACGCCGTCGACGCGCAGCTTGTCGTTCCCGCCGGCGATGTACTGGCACACGACGGTCTGCCACTGCCCGGTGTTGGGGCGGGTGAGGCCGGAGGTGGGCTCCATCTCCCAGTTGCTGCCGGTGATGAGGATGTCGTGCGCGGTGCTCTGGCCGGCCGGGCCGGAGATGACCGGGCCGGCGGCGGGGACCTTGGCGACGAACGCGATCACGAAGGGCTGGTTGACGCCGGGGCTGTGGGTGGCGTCCATGTGGTCGTCGACGCCGTCGAACGACACGTACTTGCGGCCGTTGAGGACCTTGAGCGTCGGGGCGCCCCCGGCGGTGAAGTCGCTGGTGGCCCACTGGTTGTCCCAGCTGGCGACGGTGTCGCCGTCCTCGCCGAAGATGGAGTCGGCGGCCCACCAGGCGATGCGGTTGGACAGTGCGTTCGGGGTCCAGAACGCGGAGGGCATCGCGCCGGCGAAGACCTTCTGCACGACGTACCCGGCGCCGTTGCGGCGGATCACGAGGGTGTCCATGGTGTTCGCGCCCGACGAGAGCAGCACCTGGTCGGCGCCGATCCAGTCGGAGGGGATGGTGACGGTGCGGGCGCCGATGCCGTCCTGGATGAGGTCGAGGACGATCGAGGCGCCCTGGATCAGGCCGCCGGCCGCGAGGCTGATGTTGCCGGCCAGCGTGATCGTGTACTCGGTGGCGTTGGCGGGGTCGAGCGTGAGGGTGCCCGAGCTCATGGTCGCGACGACCGAGTTGCCGATCGGGCCGGGGTCGCCGGCGGGGCCGGGCGCACCGTCGATGCCGTTTACGGGGCCGTCGACCCACGAGAGCGCGCCGGTGGTGGACTTGAGGGTCTTCTCGCCGGAGCCGGGCGGCTGGGGAATCGTGAGGGTGCCGCTGTCGGTCTTCACCGGGGCCTGGGCCTTCACGGCCTGTCCGACGCGCTGGGCGGTCCACACACGGTCGGTGGTGGCGGTGCCGGCCTCGGCCTCGGCCTGCGACGGCGCGGCGTACGTCGGCAGGGACACGACGCCGGTCTGGCCGTTGACGGAGGTGACCTGGCCGGCGGCCTGGACCTCCTTCCAGTCGGCCAGCGTGGAGGCGCTGTCGGTGGCCAGGACCAGGGTGCGTCCGGTGTCGGTCCGCACCGCCATGTCGCCGCGCTGCGCGGTGAGGGCGAGCATCGCGGCCTGACTGGCGACGGTGAACACCTCGTTGATCGCGAGAGGCGGCAGCACCGAGCTCGGGAGGGTGCCGGTGAGGTCGGCGGCGCTGCCGGAGGTGGCGACGGGTGCGAGGCCGGTGACCTGGCTGGCGGTGTGCGTGTGCGTGGCCGGGGCAGCGCCGATGTCGGCGGCGTCGAGGACGACGCTGGGACCGGAGTCGCCGTTGACCGAGGTGATCGTCCCGGCACCGCCGCCACCGCCGGACCGGGCGACCTCGAGCCACTTGTTGACGGTGCCGGCGACGTACTCGATGTCGACGACGACGGCCTTGCCGCTGACCGGCTGGGGCGCAGTGCCGGCGAACTCGACGTTCGCCGGCCAGGTGACCGTGTTGGTGCCGACGCCGAACAGCACGACGCGCATCCGGTCGCCGTCGACGGCGTTGGTGATCGTCATGGTGGTGACGTTGAAGCCGGTGTTGGTGAAGACCAGGCGGTGCTCGGCCGACATCGACGCATCGAGGGTGACGGTCTGGTTGGCGCTGGTGACGGAGTAGCCCTCGGCGATGACGTTGAGGGCGTCGCCGACGTAGAGCCGCCCGCCGACGACCAGGCCCTTCCCGTCGCCAGCGGTGGCGCGCTGCAGGGTGGCGCGGCTGGTGCCGTCGGCGCCGTTGAACCAGCGCATGATGCCGTCGCGCTCGACCTGGAAGCGGTTGAGGACGTCGCCCTCGCGGCGCCAGCCGACGGACTGGACGTCGCGCAGTCGGTGGACGACGCCGGCGTCGGAGTAGTTGAAGGCGCCGATCAGCGAGCCGCCGTTGATGGCGCGGTAGATCTTCGTGCCGTTGGTGTCGCCGGCGAGGATCACCTCGCCGACCATGTTGATGTGCGGGAACCCGGCGTCGACGCACAGGAACGAGGTGGGGTGGTCGGTCCCGTTGTCGCCGACCTCCTGCTGGCCGACGAACGAGATCGACGCGGTGCCCTTCACCCGGACGGCGTCGTGGCTGCCGCGGGTCCACCACAGGCACGAGACGAAGGTCGCGGTCGCGGGGACGTAGGAGCAGGTGTCGTCGACAAGCACGGTGCAGGCCTCGGCGTTGTTCGCGCCGCCGGTGAAGTTGCAATTGACGAAAGTGATCGCGCGGCCGGAGACGTGGACGTGGCGGTCGAAGGGCTCGGCCAGGGGCGCGGTGGGCCACGTGGTGGTGATGTTCGGGTACGCCTCGAAGATGGTGCCGGTGAAGGTGTTGTGGGTCGGCCCGAAAGGGTAGAGGTTGCTCTCGCCCGTGGTGTCGCGGCAGCGGAGCACGCCGCCGCGTGAGGTGCCGTAGTAGCCGCCGAGGAAAGCGACCGCGCCGGCGCCGTTGTCGAGGACCAGGGCGCATCCGACGTGGAGGGTCGAGGAGCCGCCGACGACGGTGGAGTTCTGCAGCCCGTCGTACACGATGCCGTCGCCGGCCGAGCGGACGGCGAACAGGTTGTCGACCAGTGCGTTGACGCCGGCGATCCGGACCAGACCCGACTTCGCGACAGCGGCGGGGTTGCCGCCGAGGTAGTTGCCGTCGACGTGGACGTTGACGACGCCGGACGGCTTGGCCTGGCCGGTGCTCCAGGTCCCGACGCGCAGCTGGGCGGCCGCGTCGAGCGCGACCAGGCCAGCGATCGAGGGAGCCTCGTCGGGTGCGGGGTTCTGTCGGGTCGCGGCGCCGGCGAGGATCACGCCGTTGGGGACCGTCAGCGCGCCCTTCCAGCCGTAGCGTCGGCCCTTGCGTAGCTGCACGATGCCGCCACCGGTCGCCGCCGCGGCGTCGAGCGCCGCCTGCAAGGAACTGCGGTTGTCGGTGGCGGGGTTGTTGCTCGCGCCGTACGCGTCGGGGTCGAACTGCGGCAGGCCGTCGAGGACGCGGGCGTCGACCGCGTCGCGGGCGGTCGTGTCGGTCTCGAGGTACTCGGTGACCGCGTCGATCGTCGGGATCGCGTTCGGGCCTGGGGCGCCGTCCTTGCCCGGAGGGCCGACGAGGGATCCTTCGATGACGGCACGGGGGTAGAGGGCGTCGACCACGAGGGGCTCCGTTCTGCTCGCGCCGGGCTCAGGCGCCGACGGTGGTGGGGAGGTAGATGACGCCCTTGCCGCGGGCGAGGATGTACGGCTGGCCGTCGGTCGGGTCGGTGAGCGACACGTCGGCGTAGACGAACGACTTCGACGGGCCGGGCCGGTACGACGTCGTGGGCGTCAGGGCGGCGGTGAAGGTCGCGGGGAGGTTCAGCGCGACCTTCCCGGTGGTGAAGGCGAGGGTGCCGTTGACGCCGGCGCCGGGCCCAGTCTCGGTGAGGGTCGCGAGCGTGATGCCCTTGGCGTCGCGGATCTTGCAGATCCCGGTCCAGCCGGCCTCGAACTCCATCGCCTCGCCGGTGTTCCGGTTGATGACAGGGAACTCGTGGTCCCAGGCGTGGCCGACGGGGATGTCGAAGTAGAACAGCTTGCCCTGGTAGGCCGGGTACGGCACGGCGTTCTCCTCGGGTCAGCTGCGGGTGAGACCGCAGCGGATGCAGATGCGGGTCGTCGGGGCCGCGTGGTGCCGCCAGGCGTGCCAGCGGTGGCCGCGGAGTCGGCAGACGAGCGGGCCGAGCACGAGGGCAGGGACCTCGAGCGCGACCCGCAACGCGTTCACGGGTAGCCCGCTACTCGGCGGCCTGCTGACGGATCAGGTCGGCGCGTCTGGCCATCTGCTCGGCGTGCTCGAGGAGCTTCGACGCGAAGGTCCCGTCGTGGCGGTGCTGGTTCATGTGGTCGACGAAGTCCTGCGCACCCGCGACCGGCGCCGTGACCGTGATGTCGGCCAGGTCGGTGACGGTCGTGGTTCCCCACAGGGTGGTGGTGATCGGGAGCTCGAAGCGAGTGCCGGGGCAGATGTGGCAGGCGACCGACGCGACGAGGGGCGGGGCCCAAGGGAGCCCGCCGCGGCCGCGGGCGGCGTCGATCGCGGCAACAGGGTTGGTGTCCAGGTTCCCGTGCAGCAGACGGGCGGGCGGGTCAGCTGCGAGGAAGGGCAGGAAGCGGGCGAGGAAGTCCTCGACCTCCGGGCGGGCCATGACGCGCGTGATGGCGCCGGCGATCGCGAGCGCGCCCGCGATCGGGCCGAGCGTCTCGTCGACGCCGGAGGCCTGGACGAGGAGCGGCAGCATGGCGGCGAGCGCGACCAGCGCGGCGAAGATGGTGCGGGCGGTCGCGCGCCAGGGGCGCTGGACCTGGGTCGGGGTGCTCATCGGTTCTCCTTCTTCGGGAAGCGGATGCGGGCCGAGAGCCCACGGTGGAAGTCGACGCCGAGCGGTGTCTGCTTCACGCGGTCGGCGACGACCCCGTGGCCCTCGGCCGGGATCGCGATCAGGTGGTCGGTGAAGGCCCGCGCGGCGAGCACCGCGCGGGGGTGCAGCTCCTCGATCGGGAGGGGCGGGTGTTGCCGGTTCGCGTCGAGCGACACGACGACGTCGACGCCGGTGGCCTCCTCGTCGCGGACGGTCTGGCACAGCTGGGCCCAGTGGGCTTGCCAGCCCTCGCGGCGACGCTGCTCGAAGCGGTCAGTCGTCCCGTTCCACGCGCCGGCGACGGTGTGCGTGTTGATCCGGGTCAGCCGGCGGTGGCCGATCCGGCGCTGCAGGCGTACGACGACGACGTACCGCGCGGGGGAGACGCCTGGGATGCCGCTCATCACCTTGGTGGTCTCGACCCCGAGGCACTTCCACGCGAGCCGGTTCCAGGTGATCGGCGTGTGGGTGAACATCGCGGCGGTGCGCCAGATCGCGAGGGGGAACGCCTTGCGGAGCGCGGCGGGCTCGTCGACCGGGCCGTCGCTCTCTCCGATCTCCTGCCAGCCGATGATGCCGAGGCGGCCGATCAGGGAGCGGATCCGGCCGAAGACGCGGCGCTGGGCGGCGGGTCGACCGCGGCCGTTGTTGACGGTCACGTGCCGGGTCACGAGAGCACGACCTTCCGCTGCCCCGGGTTGGCCTGGAGGATGGCCTTGCCGCGCTTGGTGTCCATGAGCTCGCGGGCGACCCGCTCGACGTGCTCCATCCGGACCTGCGAGGAGATCTGGAAGTGCATCGGGTCGGGCTTCGCGGTGCTGCCCGGGCGGCTCGGCCAGTTGCCGCCCCACTCGACGACCAGGAGGCCGGTCACCGGGTCGCGGTAGAGCTCGAGCGTCTTCCGGATCGCCCGGATCTGCTTGGCGGTGAAGGTCTTCTCGGGCCGGGTGTTGTAGGGGTGGCGAGACCAGTTGAGGTCGTCGGCGCAGCCGGTCGCGTGCTTGGACCAGCCGCGGCCGCCGGTGATCGGGCGGTGGTTGTAGGCGCCGTCGTCGATCGCGCCGTGCCGTTCGGCGGGCTGGTCGAGGCGCTCGACCTTGTCGTGGAAACGCTGGGCGTTGTGGGCGAGCACGAGGCCCACGGAGCCGTTGCGGCGGAGAAGGGTTCTGCCGGTGCCGGGCTGAACCCAGCGGTGCAGCAGGGGGCTGCCCGGCTCGAGCACCGGGAATCCCTCGACGTGGTCGATCATGGCTTCGGGTCTCCGTTCGGAAGTGGTGCGACGCGGCAGACGCCGGCGTCTTCGGTGGTGCCGTCGGTGTAGGTGACGTGCCAGTGGGCGTCGTCGCCGCACGTCAGGGACTGGATGCCGCGGCCAGCGGGGCCGACGGGGCCCTGCTCGCCCTGCGGGCCGGGCAGGCCGTCCTTCCCGTCCTTGCCGTTCGTGCCCGGCTCACCGGGGACCGGGGCGTCGTCGACCTCGGGGTCTTGCACCTCGGGGTCGTCGGGTTCGGGGTCGTCCACCTCGGGGTCCTGAATCTCGGGCTCCTGGATCTCCGGTTCCTGGACCTCGCCATCGTCACGAGGCTCGGGCGCCTCTACCGGTGGAGGCTCGACAGGGGTGCAGCCGGTCGAGGTGCCGCAGCGGCGGTTCACCTCATTCAGCGCGGCCCGGTTCGCAGCACTCTGAGCACGCAACTCGGCGAGCTGCTTCTCGAATGCGGAGACGATCTCGGCGCGGCTGCGCTTCTGATCGGCTTGATCCGCGGCCAGACCGAGAACGAACGCGACGACCCACGCTCCGACAGCAACGGCGAGCACAGCGCCGACGAACTTGACTGCCCTCATACCGGGCCTCCGATGTTGTTGATCAACAGCACGACAGCGCCGAGGACGGCGAGCACGGTGCCGATGGCGGACAGCGCGAGGGTCTTCGCGAACCGCGCCCGGTCCTCGGCTTCCTTGTCAGCCGTCTTGCGTGCCTGCGTCTCCTTCTCGTCAGCTGCGATCCGCTCCGCCCGCTCGGTCGCCAGCGCGTTTGTAAGGCCGGTGATGTCGTCCTGCATCGCCTTCATCTGGGCGGCGGTCGTCCGGTCGCGGCCCTCGATGAGCGCGATGAGCGTCTTCTCGGTCGCGAGCCCGTCCATCCGGGACTCCATGGACGCGATCCGTGAGCCGAGGTTGTCGATCCGCTCGGCGAGGACGTCCGTGCGGGGTGGCTCGGTCATTGGCACGCTCCTCGGCGTAGGCGCCAGCACCCCGGGAGCGGGAGCTGGACGGGCGGGGGACTAGGGACGATCAGGCGGCGTCGAGGGCCATGGCTTCCTCCATGACCTGCTCCCACGTTCGGGCAGCCAGCCCGACGGGGTTGAGCTGCAGCTCGAGGCGGCCGGGTCGCCAGACCGTTTCGTCGATCAGCACGTTCGTGTCGGACGAGACGCCGCGGGGGTCGGGCTGGTCCTGCAGCGTCGCGGCCTGACCGGGCCGGATCATCGAGAAGTCGGCCCACAGGCCACCGGTGTCGATGACCTGGCCGGGCCGGAGGAGGAGCCCGTTCGTCCAGCCGGTGCGGCCCTCGAGCGCTCGCAGGTACATGCCCTCGGCGCGGTTGGCGGCGTCGGCGGCGGTCATCGGGCCGAGGTGGACGATCGACGCCTTCCGCTCGATGCCGTTGCGTGGCGTGGAGGACGGGTACGACGCCGTGCGGATCGCGCCGGCGGTGGAGTCCTGGTAGCGGAGGAACACGCGGTCGGTGACGTTCTCGCCGGCGACCCCGAGCTCGTCGGCTCCGGGGAGGACCAGCCACGATGGCTTCGACTCGTCCTCCCAGCGGCCACCGAGCATGCCCTCGGGGGTGACGTACCACTGCACCATCTGCGAGGCCTGGCCCGATGCCGACACTGCCCAGGTGTTCAGGAGATCGGTCAGCTTGCCCGGGTCGGGGTCGGACACGCCAGCGGCGCCTTCGGGACCAGCGAGGTCGCCGTTGCCGAAGTCATTGCCGGCACGGGTCCACGGGACCGCCCCGCGTAGGGCGGCCTGGTCGATCGCGGTGTTCGGCTTCGACGTGACGGCACCGGCGGCGTTGAGGCACTCAGCGCCCTCACCGAGCCGGGCCATGCCGGTGGCCTCGAAGATGCCGGAGTTCCAGTCGGGCTCGTCGAGGATCCCGGCCCAACGCAGCGCGGAGCCGGCGTACACCTCGGTGCGGGCGCCGCGGCGGAAGAGGTCAGGGCGTTCGCCGGGTGCCAGGGCCAGGTTCCAACTGGCCGCCCAGTTCCCTGGCCGCCGGTCGGTGACCTCGAGGTCGCCCCATGGCACGACGGTGTCGAGGGAGATCCCGTCGACGTGCAGCGTGACCTCGGGCTGCTCGACCGCGCTCACACCTACTCCTCAGGCCCCGACCGGGATGGGCAGGGCGGGGCCGGGCTCGTTCGGGTAGGTGCGGTGGTACCGCAGCGAGGCCTCGGCGAACGGCGCCAGGTCGGTGGCGGTGAACACGTGCAGCAGGCCGGGCGCGAAGCGGTGGCGACCGACACGGGAGAGCCGCGCGATGTCCTGGCTGCCGTACCCGACCCAGGTCCCGATGACCTGGTAGCGGGGTGCGCCGAGCTGGGGAGAGCGGAGCTCGATCTTCGAGAGCTGGAACGCGGATGGCTCGTGCACCAGGGTGACCGCACCGCGGCGGTCGGCGAGCCAGCGCTCGTCGAGCTTCACCGCAGCGCCCCCGGACGCCATCCACACCTTGACCTCGACGTTGTGGGTCGAGAGGCCTTCGACCTTGATGACGGGCATCGCGATGGTGGCGATGGTGTGGATCTTCCACGGATCGGCGGTGTCGTTGCGGAGCAGGATGTCGCCGGAGCGGACGACGTCGGATCCGGGGATGTCGCTGCCGTCGGCGCCAACGAGGCGCGCGGACCAGTAGACGCGCGCGGTGCCGGTGAAGTTGAGCCGGCCGAGCAGGTCGTACTTCGAGTCGGAGAGCCGGGCGACGGGGACGAGGGACACGGTGTCGCCGTTGAGGGTGTTCCAGGCGCCGGACATCATCGTGGCGTCCGGCGTACGACCGGGCGGAACGCCGTCGTCGAGCGCGCGCATCGAGATGACCTCGGACGGGCCGGTGTAGATGAGCGCGGTGGAACCGAGCAGTGGATTGGGGCCGGCGTCGAAGGTGATGGCGGCGCCGGTCGGGGCCGCGCCTTCGATCGTGACGACGCGC